CCTCAACTTGACTATGCTCAGAATTTCTTAGTCCCTGAAAGTGAGCGAAGCTTCTCCAATTGAATGATACATCCATAGTAATCTGACTATTCATTGTCTTGAAAAACCTAGCTGACTCTTTAGCTCTCTTTCGCCCCAGTATTGGTGTTAGCTCTTCTAAACAATCGTGATACAAAGCATTCGATATAGTTGTAAAATCATGTAACACGCTCTGCCAATTATCAACTCCTTTTACCCACTTAACATCATTTATTCCGTCATTAATAAATAGATCGTCTTTTATAATAACACTCTCCCAGTCTTTTGGTAGATACGTATTGTCTTCTTTCAGTTCTTTATATCTAGCACTCTCTCCATTTATACTTACACCTATACGATGTTTAAGTAGATGAATATGTGTTGCTTGGTCAACAGTCACTAAGAAATGCAACTGACTTTTCTCGAAAGGTGTGTGATGACCATCTGAAGCAAGCATTTTTAATAGCTTAGGTATCCTCTCGATTTTTTCATCTGTTAAATCCCTAGACGTTGAGGTCCAGGCGGATTGAGCGTGAATGGAATCAGACCCATAATACCCTAAAAGGGTTACTTTGTTTTCATTCATAATATTATTTATTTTAAAAATATTTTTAAAGTTTTACCGTCATCTTGAATTTGTATATCTACATCTTCAGCATTATAATTCGTAAAAGCTCTTCCATTATGTGGTGGAGAATGTTGTATTACTTCAACTCTCGTAACTTTTGATGTGTCTCTTTGCTTTTGATACCACTTAGGTACGAACATTCCTCCTCTCCTAAACCATTTAGCATTGTATCCTGCCGATGCTTGATTAAAATTATTTTGTGATGTCCTATGTAAAGACTCTTTAATTAATAGCTCATCTATTGGTTCTACTTTCATTTGATAATTGGTTTTAATTTACCACCATCCATTTGATGCCTCATCTTGTTCATTCTCCAAGACTTCATTTGTTCTGTTGTAAGTAGTTTTATTTGTTCGTTAGTTAATTCTCTATTAAACCAGTCGTCTGGCAGTTGTGCATTCTTATTATCTGACAAAAGATATTTATCAAACTTATCTGGTCTTGATATAAACTCAGGAGTTAAATACTTAGGGTTTGCTTTATGATAATCATCGTTACTACAGTTTTGTATAGCTTTTAATATATCGCTCTTAGAATACCCCTCTTTTAGCCTATCATTAAATTGTTTTCTTGCCTTACTATTTATAACCTTGAATCCTTTATTTGTTATCTTGTTAAATAACATCAAGAGCGAATCAAAGTCTATCTTCTCTGTATTTTTATCTTCTTTTTCATCTTTAATTGGTTTTTCATCAATTATCGAGACAGGTACAGAGCCTACTATACTTAAATACCTTCTAAAAATCTCTTTACTGTTTTCTTTATATTCTAAAACAGATTTTATATACCCTAGTTTTATCAACGAAGACACCCACTTACTTATAGATGTACTTGATACAGAATATAGTTCAGAGAAATAAGCGTTATTAGCCCAGCAATACCCACTTTTGTCAGATAGAGCTGTTATCTCTCCATACAACAACTTAGCATTCGCAGTAAGTCTTTTATCGTATCTAACCGTTGCCGGTATCAATGCGTAGAAATTAGGTTTTTCAGTCATGTTAAATTTATTGGTTAAAAAACCACCTAGAAATGACAAAAACTAGGTGGTTTGAGGTTGTGTGTTTTATTGTTTAACTAGCTGATAACCAACTATTTGCTAAAAAGGCAAATCATCATCTTCATCGTCAGTTTGCTTTTTCTTGCTTGATTTTTTACTTGATGATTGTGAATCATCCGCACCAGCTACGCAAATATTTCCATCTGTCCAGAAAACTTTTCCGTTACCGACATAGAATTTATCCTTCTTATCTTCTCTCTCTTCTTTTGATTGAGAAACATAAGCCGATACATTCTGAAAAATGTCGCCTTGATTTCCTTTAAATGTTTTTGAATCGTCGCTTATTGATACGGTAATATCAATACCTTTGAGCCCCTTTTTGTCAGCTACTTTTAATAAAGTTTCTAACGTTTCTTTTTTCAAGTAAATACTACTTAAACTTCCCATAATAAAATAATTTAGTTCACCTACTTTTTTGTACTGTTGTTCGGTTTCTTCAGTTTTGAATTGCAAATATATATTTATTTATCCTAAAAACAATTTTTTATTTTATTGTTTCTATGTAATCTCTAGCATTAAGAACTCTTCTAGCTATTTCAGCAATAACCTCTTCGTTTCTCTCCATCTTAAACACCTTGCATCTATCCTTGATTGGAATGTCTTGAAATGTGTGGCTTTCTTTTACCTCTTCAATAAGAATATCTAAGAAATCATCAGGCAATTGTTCTTTGTACATTATACTCTTAGCTTCTCTAAGAATTACATCGTCGGGAGAGTCTAATAAAAAGTAAGCTACTTCAGCCTCTTTACACCCAGTTAGCCACATATAAGCTTGCAATTGATAATAATAAGCTTTTGTAGGCAATTCCTTCTCAAACATAGGAAAGCTAAATGCTGAGAAACTACACTTAATATCAACAATCTTACCGTCTATAATTAAATCTGGAGTTCCTTGAATGTATTCATTCTCAAAAAACTCATCGTTCTTTTCAGCATTGGTTTTAAATAACTTATTGTAATGCTTAATAGCTTCGTCTTCCAAGTACAATCCCTTATCTAAATACCTAGAGATAATTTCTTTTTTTACACCAAACTTTTGCTCTATTACCCATTCTTTTAAATAGCTTTTAGCTGTCTCTGAAATTACCTCTCCCTTATTTCTTGGATTAGTAAATAAATCACCGAGCTTAGATGCTCTACACTTAAATTTCTTCATCTTATTAATTTTCAATAGGTTTTAATTCAGCCCACTCTCCATCTCTAAATATCAAATTACCACCATAACCATCAGGCATTGTGTATAGTAATCCACCACGACCAGTATCTAAAAATGCAAAATTAAAATCTCTATTAAAACCCTCTGTACATGAACCACCTAAACATGTGTAATTTCCTTGAGAATAACCCTTCTCTTTAGCTACTCTTATTAAGAACGATCTAATCTCTTCTTCAGTTGCTTCTACATATAAAGCCCTCTCAGATTCTCTTGATAAACCCCAACCACCATTATCGTACCATGCTTCCGATATATTTGTTGTACCAAAAGCAACTCCATCTGATTTATGAAATATAAATCCACCAACACCTTCCGTGTTTCTATACCAAGTGTTGCGTTTTAATTCATTTCCATTTACCTCGTTAACTTGAGTAGGAACAGTATCCGAAACCACTACTATTGGAAACCAAGACTTCAACTTACTGTCGATTAAATCTTTATCTCCTACATTAGAGAGCAAGTAATCAACCTGCTCTCTTGTTATATTATACTTTTGTCTCATATTTTACAATTGACTTAATTGTTCTTTAGTTAATTCAAAAGCACCTATAAGAGCTTCTTTTGTGTACTTACCCTCTGATATAGATTTAACCGCTTTGTCGAATCTGTCTTTATTGATTGGCATTTTCTTGTGGTCATTAGTAGCATCTGCATCTTGAGTATCATCAATAAGTAATAGATTACCTAGCGCATACTTCTTAGCGTAAGAAGAAGCCGAACCATACTGCTGAGGAACAGCCATTCCTTTTTGCATTAAGTCAACACCAACTATGGCTGAAGAACTAATGTCAGCACCGCTATCTACATCGTGCATTTTAGCTACACTTTCTATTATTGGAGGGTCGCTATTGATTAGCTTCTCTGATATTGTAAAGTACACGTTGTACTCTTTGTTAAATGGTTTCAATCCCTCTAATATATCTTCTGCGCTTCTGAAGTTATACTTAGCAAAAGAATTAAACCTACTTTTGTTAGCTTTGAATCTAACTTGAATTTCACTTAGTTTTTGAAATGCTGTTAAAGCACTCTGATTTTTTGCTGTCGCCATAATTAATTAATTAAATTACTCCCTTTTTTTAAATTATCACTAGCCCATAAGGGTTGCAGGTTAGTGTAGTGATTAAGTTTAAATACATCCTCTTTTGTTTTAGCGGTTGCTAATGGTATTACATGGTCTATATGTATTTCGCTCCCTATTTTGCTCCAACACATACCGTTTGTAAATTTGCTCTCTATATGATTGTATAATACATCGAAGTCGCATCCAAGTATTTCCTTAGTTTTATTGTTTTTATTCCATTTTTTTACGGAAAAAGAAGCCCTTACTCTAGCCCTAACATTAGAAATAAGCCTCTTCATTGGCTCGTGCTTATATTTGTTATATGTTTTTCTCTGAGACTCGTTTACTTTATCTCTGTTGTTTAAAACATACTCTCTTCTGTAGTGTAAATCATATTTACGCTTTTTTTCTTTATCTATTTTTGATAATATAACCTCCTTATTTTTGTTGTAATGAATTTTACTTTTGCCTGACCTACATTTTTTACATTCGTTTCTATATCCAGAAGTCGAATCTTTTCTAACTCCGAAAGAATTAATATCTTTCGTTTCAAAGCAGGTTTTACAAAACTTATCCATAACATTAATTTAAGTTATACAAATATACTAAATACCAATCACTTAAACAAACATTTCTTTATTTTTGTTGTGTATGACTAATATTTGTTTACACTTATCTCTATAGAACTCTATAGTTTTATGTGTTTTTTCTATCATTTTATACCCCATTCTACTAGATGTTAGTAACCTAGTGTACCTACCAATGATTCCGTTATACAATCCGTAACTCATAAGGTCTGATGCCATTATAATACCAAATCTCAATATAATATCCATCTCTTCATCAGTTAGTTTTTTATAATGCAATGGTCTTATATTGTAAGCTCTAAAAATTTTAAAGCCATCATCTAGCTCTTCTTTCTCGAACTTATACCCCTTGTAGAACATACATTTTTTATTCCCAAAGGTATGTACCGGCAATCTCATGTTAAAAGCCTTATCGAAGACCTTCTCTTGAATACTTACTTCCATGTTTAATTATTTAATGCGTTACTATAAATTTTCTCGTAAGCAATACTCATTCTTTTGCTATCCGCTAGATGTATGCTTTTTAGCTTTAACATCCATTCGTAAAAGTTGGACATTTCTCTTTCTGCAATTTGTTCTTTACTCATCTTTATTTTATTTTTAAATTATTACTTTTTAAACAAAACCTAAATCTATAGACAAACTTATTGTCATCACCATATTTCTATGCTCTATGTAGTATTTAGGGTGGTATTTCTTGATAAACACTTTTAAACTACCATCACTCTCACATCTTGATAGTACATCTAACTTTTCTTTTTTAGAGTATTTCTCTGTAAATAGGTTTTTAAAAACGTCTGAAACAAACTCTAAATTCTCATGATTGTGAACACTACACATTGTAAAACTTATTACTCAGTCAATACTCTACTTCCTCTATTATCATTTCTTTTAACCTCTCGTTATCTTCTAGCAACCAAGTAAGGTCAATATCATTCCAAAGAACCTCTGTTATTTTTACAGAGGACCTACTTCCTGGATAACCAGAGCCATCTCCATTGTGCATAACTTGGTTTTCTCCTTGAGTGTACTTAAATTCTATGTTTAACCACTCACCTCTATAGTTTAACCTAATTGAACTTTTCATAATCCTTTTTCTTTTTTAAACATTTCTAATAGTTCTTCCAATACGTAGTATATAGTAGGCTTTTCTCTGCCTACATGCTTCATTACATCAAAATACAAAGACGATGTTTTACTATAATAAGTCTTGTCGCCATACATTAGAAAATTATCATCTTTCCACTCTGCAAACTCAATAGCATAATCGTCCGATATAACTTCAAGTTGCTCCTCTCTTATCTGCAATCTAGGATTAGTATCTAGCCACTGTTTAAACTTTTCTTTTAGCTTCATCTTATTTCTTTTTAAATTGTTTTACAATTCCAATGAACCAATCCACCACTTTTAACAGCCATAAACAAATGACTATTAATATGTTCAACTGAAATTACTTTCTTACAATTTTTACATATAACTTCTTCGCTATACAATTTCTTGTCTTGTTGTTGTTGCCATTTAGCGCCTTTTATAAAATTTCTTTTACAAGCTAACTTAAAACTTTCTTTTGTTGGTTTATAGTTGTTTTCTAATTCATAGATTGCGTGTGATTTAGAAACTTCTTCAAGTGTTTCTTGTTCCATATTATTTCTTTTTATAGTTTTCAAACCATTTTTCTAAATATACAATATCGATTGGGTTAACTTCTATAATAGAATCCCTGTACATTTTTAAAATTTCTTTTACTTCTTCCTCACTATACATCTGTTCTTGTTGCAGTTTAGTAAATAAAGTTACAATTTCAATAGAAGCAGTTTGAGCATCGGTAGAAGATATTATTCTTTGTATGTCTTTAGGTTTTACTTCTTCAAGTGTTTCTTGTTTCATATCTTATTTCTTTTTAAATTGTTTAAACCAAATATCAATTACTGCCCAATTTGGTATTTTATTATTTTGGACATCTCGATAAAAATTAACTAGAAACTCTAAAACTTCTTTGTTACTGTACTTATTCTTGTTTTGTTCTTGTTGCCATTTAGCACCTTCAACAAATCTTTCTCTTTCAAAATCAATTTCACAATTTCTATCAAACACACCATAACCTACTTCGTATGGATATAGTCTTTCAGCAACTTCCTCAAGTGTTTCTTGTTTCATATCTCACTTCTTTTTAAATTGTTCGAACCATTTATCAGTTTTAATGTCGCAAACTAAAGTTTCAAAATCATCATCTAATTCTGTTGAATTGATAATATCTTTTTTAAATTTTTTCAACAACGTTATTACCTGCTCCTCACTATACATTCCTTCTTGCTTTTCAAAACCATACTTCTCAATTAATCTAATTGCTTGAGATTCATTACCGCATTCAAGACAAAACTTAATGTGTTGCAATAAATCAAACTCAAGTGTTTCTTGTTTGGGTTCTTGTAGTTGTTTAGGTTTATCACTCCAAAATTGTTTATCATTTTTAGTCCCAAATACTCTTGTTTTAGGTTCTTCTTTTGGAATGATTTGACCTAATTCTAACATATCAATTTCTTTTGGAATGATTATTTCATAATCTTTAGTTGATTTTTCATTAACATACGAAATAAAATTAACAAACTCACAACTTGGATTCTTAACAAACCATTCTAAGAACTCATCATCTATAGCTTGTACACCATCTTTGATTAAGTCTTGGTCTGTTGTTAGGATGATTTTTTTTGGTTCATGATTAAAAAATAATGCCATTGTATTTTTCCATAGGAAAACTCTTGTTCCTTGTATAACCCAAATGTCATTTTCAAACCCACTAATTTCTTCGTCAGAAGTGATGTAAATGTTTTGGTTTAAAGATTCTCCTTTCGATGTAGAATATTCTGGTTCAAAAAATAATTGACCTAAATTCATATAAATCCTACTTGGTTTGTCTGTTGGTGTTACCCATAAATTTCTTTTCTTTTCCATACAAAATTAATTTATGATTGTGAACAATTCCCTCTCAATTAAATCAAGAGGGTTATTGATTGTATTGTAAATTTTCTCTGCTTGTTTAAAGGTTAAGTTGCTTTCCATTTGTATCTTTTTTATTTGATTGATACGTTCTTTGTACTCCATTTCTAAAGAGTGTGCAACATCAGCGATGCACACTCTGTTTGTACGTGGTCTTTTTTGTTTAATCATTAACTAATACCTCCTCTTCTTTCTTCTCATAAACTAATACACCTTCAATAGTTATACTCAATATCTCGTCAGTTAACGTGTTTATTATTTGTTGCGCATCCATAGAACCTCTATCTATCTTTGTATCGAATTTGTACCCACCTACATATTCTATACTAACATCTACCAACTCATCAGTTATAAAGTAGTCTTCATTAGATATATCATTGTAATAAGACTCATCAACATGAACATCTTCCCCTATTGAGTTAATCCACACTGCATCATCACATAATACATATTCCCCAACGTATCTTGATTTGCTGAAAGATATATAAGAAGTGTCTTCAAGAAGAACGTATCCAGAACCATCAATATGAACAACATCTGTTTTTAAATACCATCTATCATCTCTATCGCTAAAAGCGCAATATCTCTCATTATAATAATCACCATCAATCAGAATGCAATCATCGTCGTCAGCATCCATTCTTTCATCGCTTATCGCGCAAGTAACGTAATCACCATCAAATAACTCTGAGTTTCCATCCGTACAAGTTAACTCGTTGTCACCATAACTATTATTTAGCTCTATATAATCATCATCTACATTATCTACATACTTAAATGTATCCATATATGGAGCTGTTCTTGCGTTTTTTAATGATATTTTTAATACTCTCTCGAACTCACTTACTGAGTCAGTTTCCTTAATGTATTGACACCAAGTAATTGGGTCTGAATAACTTTGCTCTGCCTTCCATATAATGTCGTTTTCTTTAGCGTATTTTATGAATTTATGAATCATTGAGTCACTACCATAAATCCTATCCATATACAATTGACCGCCTATCATCCATAACAAAGCTCTTCCAGTTACTTTGCCACTTTGATTTAAGTAAGTCAGCATAGAGATTACCTCTGGGTTGATTGAATAAAGACGTAGATAATCTTGGCAACTATCGTATCTCATACAGCTATTACCTAAACTACCAGTACTAACCTCGCTTTCTACTTTATCCTCGTGATAATATTTTACTATATCATCCCCAGTAAATACAACAAACTCACCCTTATCAACATAATGAGCCACCAACTTATTATTTAGTTCCTCGTAAAAACTATCAGAGTATTTGAATAGTGTTCTTACTTTCTTAATTACTCTTATTGGTTTAGCACTAGTTCTAGTTTCTTTCTTCCACGCATCGCCACTATCACTCATTATTGTATTCTTGTTTTTAGCTTGATAAGATACTAACAATTCTTGGTCTGTAGTTTTACAATGAAAATTTCTATCGTATGTTTTATTAAACACTTTATAGTCGTAAGCTATTAACTCAGCTCTAAACAACGACGACTGAATGTGTTTCATTTCACTAAGAATGTCAGTAATTGCAACTTGAAACTTACGGCTAAACAATGAATATTTTATGTGTACGCCTCTATACTCTCTTGTTGTGCAAAAGTGTAATATATCGTTCAATGTTAATTCGTTTGGTAGGAAGCTGAGTTCTATTGTGTCAAGACCTATATTGTACCACTCTTTATCTTTAAGTTGATTATAAATATATTCATGTACTAAGGTTCTATCTGTACTTTCATTACTATAATCAACATAATACATTATTACCTCTCTAAAACCTCTAGGCGAAACTGCCATGACGTTATTCCTTAATAACTCCTTTAATGATTGTGAAACCTCTTGTTCTCCAAAAGCATCTAGTATTCCTATCGCATCGAATATTGAAAATTTAATGTTCATCTTTTTTTTATTTTATTTGTTATTATTATTTTAATGTTTCTCTCCGTAAGCTATATCTAGGTACTCATCCATAGTCATTGCGCTACCGCAATTAGAACACTCTATATCATTAGTAAATTCATCATGCACAGCTGATGTATATCCGCAATTAAAGCACTCCATTTTACCCACAAAACTAATACCTAAATCTTCTAATTCGTCTCCAAAAACATCATCTACTTCAATAGATTGGTTTTCTTTTTTCCAATCATCAAAGGTTTTTATGTTTGTATTTGTTAAATACCCCCCAGTTCCATAGCTAGAATATCCATAACCATAACCACCGATATAACTCATTCTGTCTTGCTCATTTATTCTCCACAACTTAGTTGATAACTCGTCAAAGAACTCCATGCACATCATGTAGGTATTATAAACATCTGAAATTGAAACCCACTCGTTATCTGTGTGAGGCAAATAATAACCGCAAGACATATTTGCTACACATATCTCTGTACTCTCGGCAATCATCAACACATCAGTCATACCTCCATCTACTTCTTGCCTTCCGTATTTAGTTAGTATTGGTTTTATAGCCTCACTAAATTCATCGCTATACAGTTTTGTCCAAGATATTTTACTAACAAAATCCTTATTTCCTTTTCTATCGCACTCTAAAACAAAAGAGCAATCGTTAAAGAACGTAAAATCACATTGACTACTACCAACACAACCTATCTCTTCATCTACGAAAAAAGCAGCTTTAAAGTTATCGTAATGCTTAATCATTTGTAGGGTTATAAAGATACCTACTTTATCATCCCCACCAATACCAAGCCTATTGCAATCTTTTGTGTCTATTGCAAACAGTTTGTCTTTTGTTTGGTGTACCTCGTAGTTTGGGTTGTACATGTGAACCGTATCTATATGGCAAACCATAGATGGGTATATCTCTGCCTCTCCCTTGACTACATAAATATTCCCTACGTGGTCTCTATATGGACTTAAACCCATACTCTCTAGCTCTTTAAATATAAATCTAGACATGTGTCTAAATCTACCGCTATACGATTGTATCTGCAATACTTTAATCAATTGTAACTCAAAATGTCTGTTCATCTTTTTTTATTTTATTTGTTATTATTATTTTTAGCACCCTATTTCTTACACTGGGAAGTGATAGCAGCCTCACTGTTCGTATTCACTGTTCTGAGATAAGAGTAGGGTCAAGCCGAGAACTCCCAATGGTTTGTAATAGCGTATCTCGTACAGCTATATCCATTCTATATATTACTATATAGTTTCTATCAGGGTTTAGTCTTTCTGATTTTGATTACTTATCTAAAGAATCATATTCTCCTTGCAAGAAAGCTATTTTCTCTAAGTGAGAATTAAGAGCGTCTTGAGCATCGGTTAGTACGTTTTTAGCGTCTAAAAGACTTCTTACATACACATTTCTGTCTGTAATCAATTTACCGTTGTTTACCCTAGCTATTCTAAGGTTTTCTTGAGCGTACTCAACTGTATCTTCTAGTGTGATTGTATCACCATTTAAAGATGCAATTTGTGTCTTCAAAGCACTGTCTGCTTGTCTTAGGATTTTTTGACCTGTTGCTTCAGCGTTATCACCTGCGATAATTGCTACTACTTCTTTTACGAAACTTTTCATTTTGTTCATGTTTTAAAGATTAAAATTTAATTGATTTATTTTTAGTGCGTAGTTTTAAATTTACAGAGTGCACTGGCTCTATAAAAGTTTTATGATTGTGAACAATATCACTTTGCTGTTGAGTCTTTTCAAAGTTATAAACTTGTTCGTGTTTATTGTTCTCTGTTATAAATTGCTTCTCGTACTTATCTTTAGTTGATTTAACCCAACTACTTCCCTCATATTCTTCAAGAACTTTTTTCCAAGTCCACGAACTATGAATATCGACTGAATTAAAATCAAAATCTGACGTTTTAAATATTGGATAACCATTGTTTGCTTTAATGGTTTTTGACCATCCACTAAGGTTTAAACACTCTACATATTCATAAACACTATCATCTGTTGATTCAGGATGATAATCTATAGGCATTAATTCATATCTTATATTTAGATATTTTTCACTTAAAGCACATGTGCAAGTGTATGATTTTTGACTAGGGAAATCAACGGTACGACTAGACTTGATAATACCTATCTCTCCAGCCCTTACTGAGCCGTAATTTGGATAATTAATTAAAGCTTTTAAGTATCTACCTATATGTTGTGATAAGTCATCAAAATACTCTACAACATCGCTAGTCTTAGATACTTGGTCTTCGGGTAGTTTAATTATTGAAGCTCCTTGACGATTAACCATATCTATAGAGTAATTATTAAATCTTCCATTTATAACTCCGTAGAATACGTGTATATTATTCGGACTATAAAAATTACCTATATGTCTTCTAGTATCAATACCAAGTGATTGAAAATATTTTATTATTCTTTCTCCGTGTTCTTCAGATGTGTTTTCTATAACAATATTATCTACCACCACTTCTTTTTTAACATATTCGTTTGCTTTAAACCACCATCCAGACATTCCAAAACCTCTATTCTTATCGCAATGTTCATTATATTCATCAGGTATGTCCGCCCCCATATAAAAACTCATGTCAAGAGTCCATGATACAGGTATGCCACGAGAAGTATTTATTTCACTTGCGTCATACTCGTCTAACCTTTTAAATCTATATTTAGCCATATCTAAAAGTTTTTAGTTTTATGATTGTGAACGTCGTCCAATACTAAAATTAGAGGTATCCACCCAATAAATAGATTTAATCCAATTACAGCATTACAAGTCATTGCTTCTTTATACGTCATATCAGATAATAGATATACCATAAGACCAAAGAACATCCACGTTATAAGAAGCGTAGATACTCCAACTATTAAAAGTTTAGTATTTTTCATGTTTATTATTTGGTTTTTAAATTAACATACACATAGATATATATATTTATATATATTGTATTAATATCCTTTAACTTTTCTTATATACCCCCTTTAACTTTTCTTATAGGGGGTACACGACATTTTAAAAGCAATACACTAAACCATTCGCATCTCTCTAGCCATACAACTCCATTTAAGGTTGTTTTTAAGGACTTTCTTTGCTTCTTGGTATGTAATATTGTTTTCTGAAATAATCTCTCTTAAACGCTCCGTAATCAACTCACGTCTTCTAACTTCTTTTTTGTGTAGTTCAAGACCAATAGCCTCAACATCTACCTTTACTTTTATTCTTGCTCTCATAACTTATTCTTTTGAGGTTGCACCAACTACTATACAAGCCAGTAGATTAATCATTACTAACAACATGTATATATGCCAGTTTGGGTAGTTTTCCCTACTATTTTCTAAAGTTCCTATGAACATCAAGCATATAAAAGCAATTAGGCTCAAATATAGCCACTTCTCCCAAGCATTATAATTAAATTTAAACATAGCTTAATCTTTTAGTATGAACATTTTTAATATTTCCAAATCGTGTTGAGTTGCCAACACCTCATGCGTTAAGTCTGATAATTGTTTTCTAATTCTTTGGTTTTCAGCCACTAGTTTAGTAGTCAATTCAACCAATAGTCCAATAGCTTCTGAACTTAATAAAACTGCATCTGTTAATTGTTTCTTACTTAATTTATCCATCTTTATATTATTTTAAGTTAATGCAATATTGCATAGTCAATAGAAACGGAATTGAACCGCTTATGATTGTGAACCTACCTATTGAAATATAAAAGTCCTTTGCTAAAATTAATTAACAAAGGACTGTATATTTTTATTTATGAATTGAACATTTTTTGCCCTTACTTTTTTGGTTTTGATAAACCGCATTTATGTAGGTATTGACTAAAACTATACTTAACAATAGTATATAAAAAGCCCTGTAATTTATATGCGTTCCGTACTTATATCACTAAGGAGGCTTAACGCTTTACAGCCAATGGACTATGGACGCAAATAACCATGTAATTTTTTCAAATTGCGTCTTTTTTGTACGGTTTAAAATTATCATATTTTTATAATATTCGTACCAATAAAATCATCATCACTTTATTAAAAAACTTGTGCAATTGCACGAAGTTACATTTATGCGTTTATACTATTGTAATAAACAAATGTTAATAAGAGGTAAAAATTAAGAACGTGCCGAACTCTTCAGGTATAATTTAACGGCTATTATACGACGGCTAAAAATATAGCCGTTTCGATTATTTTTTTGTTTTTAAGGCTTTTTTTGTTTCGTTTACTGTATTTTCAGCTATTACTAAATTAATCGCCGTATTGTAGTCTATATTCTTTTTTATAGCCTTACCTACAATTTTTTGCACCAATTGAGAAAATGAATATTCACTATATAAACCCGATTTTGACAATTTTACATTTTTAATAAGGAGCTTCAATAGTTCCTCGTTTATAAACTCACCTTTTCTAGTTTGCTTCGTAACAAAATTTATAAAGTTCTTACATTTCTCAATTAAATTGATATTTTCAGCGAGAGAATAATTTTTATCATTTAACTCTTCTACATACTTCTTGGTATTTAATAGAACTTTTAAACCGTCTTTTTTAAATTCTAAAATAGAACGTTTCTTTTGTTGACTAACTAAGTGAGAAAATTGAGGGTTTAACAATCTTTTTTGCTTTGCCTTTTCTTTTGATAGAATAGCTTTGTTAACTTGTTCGGTTGTTAATTCTACTACATTAGTAGTCATTTCGATTTGATTTTTTGCGATTTGTTTTTTTGTTGTTGCCATTTTTATATTATTTATATTATTAAGTCAAAAATAACTATATATATTTCCATTATATATATTTCCGTTTTTTTGATGGTGTAAACGTACAAATATAGTTTTGATTGACAATGCACTTTTTTAAACTTTAACATATTACTAAGAATAATTCAAAGAAAATCTTAATTTATTGCATTATTATCAATTTATTTGTTAAATTATTGAAGCGATTTTTATGTATATTTTTATTTTTATATATATCAATTTAGCATGTAATCCAGTATTTGCACTATTTTTAAGGTTTAAAAACTATAAAAACACAAACTATTTTAATAATGTATTTGTATAAATTGTATTGTATTTATTAAGTTGGTTAACGCATTGGTATTGAATTTATAAACTATAAAAACACAATAGTATAAAAGTGCAAAAGTTTAATTAATTACTTTGTAGTTAGTTTGCGGATGTAACTTCAACTATAAACCTATTCAAAAAAAATAGTCAACATAAAAATAATTTTATAACCAAAGTACAACCCAACAAAACAAATTTTTTTATCTGAAGACGCATTTTTAAAAATAGTTGTTTTAAACCTTGAAAAAATAATAGTTATAAAAAGGTAAAATGTTTTTTTGATTTTATCAATTTTTTTAGGGTGGAGGGATAAAAGGATTGGGTTTCTGTGGGGAGATCTGATCGTAGAATGGGGGGATAACCCAAAATATCCACATATCTCATATCTTTAAAAATAACTGTAGGGGTAAAGTATGTGTTTATATTGGTTTTAAAAAAAAAACATACAACATCGGTATCAACCATTCTATAAGATTATCTTTATATGATGAGTGACACCAGTCTTGTAGGTTTTAAAAAAGAATATATTTATATATACAATATGTAAAATATGTTGTATATTTGCACTTATGAAAACAGATGATTTAAAAACCAGTGGTGATTACCTATCTAAGTATAAACTCGTATTAAGATGGGATGGTATTGATTTAGACGAGGCAAAGAGAATAGGGAAAGAAGTGATCCATAATGGTGGATTGGTCTCTTATTATGTAGAGGACGGATACGATTCTTTCTCAGCACATACATCAACATCTAGGGGAAACTTTTCAAACGCGTTTAGAATAGCTGGGGTTATATCTTTATTGAATCCTGATGTTGAGGAAAGCATTCTTTTTAAATACATGAATTTATTATGCCTTGAGTTCTTTGATACAAAAGAATTAATGGCTGATAGAGGTATCATACTTGATAACATCAATAATGTAAGGGGTGGTCTTTATAGTGTACACCCAGTTAAGAAAAAGTTCTTCTGGGTTAAGCCTTATGACAAAATAGGAAAGAAGGATAGGGAAATTGAAGGAAAGATATACGATGGAAAATCAAAGGTTGTCATGTCTCACTATAATAAATCAAAAAGAATAGAATCAATACACAACATAGAGCGCGCGATTGACTTATTAATAGAGCTTGGAAATGATGATAATACGTTTATAACGATAAAAGATATATCTAAAACTAGTGGTGTTTCTGAATCAACAATAAAAAGACTATACTTTATGTTTAAAGAAGATATAGATAGCTACAATCTCTCTATGTTCTCAACATCATCTTACCAGGAGTTTATAAAGGGATGTAATGTAATGAAGATAACTCACGCTATCTCATCATTTAAAGAGACGCTAGAAAGTAAGATAACTAAAAGAAGCGTATCTGAAAAGTCCGAATTACACATAAACACGGTTTACAATTTATGGGACGAAGATAGCGTTCAGGATGCTTTAAATGAATACAACAAGTGGATGAAACTAACTAAAAAATAAATAATGGTATATTTTATAACAGACGGAACATTTACAAAGATAGGTAAGGCTGATGATGTAAATAAAAGATTAAGAGAATTACAAACTGGTAATCCTAAAAAATTATCTGTAAAATTATGTATTGAAGGTGATGAAGTAGAAGAAAAAAAACTTCATAAAATATTTCACAGGAGAAGAATGGTTGGTGAGTGGTTTATAATAGACTTTGATTATGATAAAGAATTTATACAAGAAATAATAGATATTAAATTTTCAAATAAAATAAAACTAAATAATGAATATTTAAAAGACTTTATTCGTGAATTAGTAATAAATAAACAAAAACATTCTATATCAGAAATATCTAAATTAACAGGAATATCGTATAATACAGTTAAAAAGTATTACAAAGAATATATTAAAGAATTTACTTTAGACGAGTATTACTTTATGATTAACAAAAACAATAGCCTTAAAGATGAGAAGCTATCTCTTATGAAAGACGCTATTGATAAACTAAATAATCTTGGTCTTAAAGTAAATAAACTTACAGTTAGCCAATATAGCGGTGTTTCTAGAAACACAGTAAATAAGAGATGGAAAGAACTAATTAAATATACATCATAAAAACAATGAAAACACAAATTGAGCAGTACATAGAAATGAGAAACCAAAGGAGATATAATATCAATTGGTTTTACAACCACTACATTGAAAACTCAAAGCATAAAATTAGTATTCAAGACTTTGAACGCATATTTAAAATGTCAAATTTAGATTCTATATTATCTCACTTAGACAACAAGTTTCGTCTTGATGTTCTATCTGATAAAAACGGAGTAGTCGTTAAAGTATTTGAAAACTCTAATCCTTAGACTTATAATCATTAATCTCCTCTAATTCACACTCAATTATATCGTCAAGATATGATGATAAGCTATTAAATAATTCTATCAGGTACAATGAATTATTCGTGTTTTTGTAGTTTTCTAGTAGGTTTTCACTACTTTCTATAAAGTTTTTGCACATATTCTTAATATTTAGGTGTAAATATATGAAAAAATATTATATATTTGCAAAATAATTAAAAAACATTAAAATTGAATTATGATAGAAAAAGACATTTATTTTAAAGAACAAGCAAAACTCAAGCTTGTAAATGGAGTGAATATTGTGGCTGATGCCGTAAAAGTTACTCTTGGTGCTGGTGGTAGGAATGTTGTAATTGAGGATGCTAGAGGTCTTCCTCATAGTACTAAAGATGGTGTTACCGTAGCTAACTCAATAACTTTATCAGATCCAGTAGAAAATCTTGGTGCAAGCATCATTAAGCAAGCATCAAACCAGTCTGCTGACAATGCTGGGGATGGCTCAACTACCGTTTGTGTATTAACTCAATCTATTATTAACGAGGCAATCGGAATAATCGACGAAAACACAAATATCACTCAATTCAAGAAAGGAATGGAGAGTGCTGCAAAAGAAATATCACTACAACTAAAAAGAGATAGTAAAAAGGTTAATGCCTCAGCGCTAAAAAGTGTTGCTCGTATTTCCGCTAATAACGACTACGAGTTAGGTAATATCATTGCAGAGGCTTATAAAAAAGTTGGTGTTAATGGCGTTGTTACGATGGAGGAAAGTATGTCAAGTGAAACTTATGTAGATGTTATTGATGGTACAAAAATCAATAAAGGATATGCTAGTCCGTACTTAATAACCAATGTAGAGAAGCAAGAATGCGTATTAGATAATCCATTAGTATTGGTTTCTGACCAAGAGATTAAGAATATGGAGGATATTTTAGATGTGGCTGAAGTAGCTATGAGAAATAAAAGAAGCCTCTTGATTATAGCTGATGTTGAGACTGGGGTTATGAATGCTTTAAATGTAAATAAAGCCAAAGGTAATATCAAAGTAAATGTTATTCAGCCAGAAGGTATAGGTGTTAAAAGATTTGAACTTCTTCAAGACTTATGCGTTTTAACAGGTGCTAAACTAGCTTCTGATGAAACTGGGGATGACCTATCAATCTTAGACGCATCGTTTCTTGGTGAAGCTATAAAGTGCATCTCTACTGACTCTAAGACAGTGTTGATTACGGATCGTTCAAAACACAAGGATAACATCTCCGATGTTGTTAAGACAGTTACTGACTCGATGAATAACAGTGAGAATAAAATGAATATGTGGCATTACAAAGATAGGCTTAGTCGTTTATGTGGTGGTGTGGCTGTGATTAAAGTAGGGGCTAATAGCGAGGTTGAAATGAAAGAGAAGAAAGATAGAGTAGATGACGCTATCAAATCAACTAGAGCTGCTTTAGAGGAAGGTATTCTTCCGGGTGGAGGAATTGCATTACTTAAACAATATCTTTTAAATGATGCAGAGGGAAGCGCTTTTGAGCTAGGCTATAAATGTGTGTTCAATTCGTTATACTCTCCTTTCCATAACATCTTAAAAAATGCAGGTGTTAATTCTGGTGATGTTTATAAAAAGTTAATTGACGAGAAAGAGAATTTTGGATTTAACGTAGTAACTGAGGAGTTTGGTGACATGTATAAAATGGGTGTTATTGATGCTACTAAAGTAGTTAGAAACGCAATTGAAAATGCGGTATCTGTATCGTCTATTTTATTAACAACTGAAGCAACTATAACAAATAAAAGAGCATAATAATGAAAGCACACGGAAGAACAATAGTTTTAAAACCAATTAAAGAAGAGGTTAAAAATAAAATCGGTTTGGTTGTAACAGAAGCTAACGATAGGGAAATTAGATTTAAGTTAGGTGAAGTTTTTGAGAGTGGTGACTTAGTTAAAGACATCAAGAAAGGAGATAAGCTTTACTATGACAAGCTAAACTCTAGCGAGATAAGAATAGAAGGTGAGAAATACCTTATAATACAAGAAAACGACGTACGAGTAATCCTTTAAATCAAATAACATGTTCACATTTAAAACAAATTCAGTAAAATTAAGTAGCAAAAAAAACGGAATCCTTAGTGTATTTAGTAATACATTAAAAGAATTAAATCAACTAAAAGAAGAGCAAGATAATTACAGAGTAAAATTGCAATTAAAGGTTGACGAACTAAAGAATGAGTCTAAAGAAATTGATGCTCAATCGTTAGAGACAAAAAAGATAATCAGTAAAATATCTGAGTTCTTAAACTAAAATAAAAAAGGGAGTGTAGAAATTAATCTACCTCCCTTTTTTCTTTATCTTCAAGTCTTTTCTCGTTCATCTTCTTGATAAGCTTTGCATACATTTTATCAGAGAATGATGCTGATGTACTAAATAATGGATTCTGAGCTACTCTTGTTGGAACTGGCTCTCCTTCTAAGTGCTTGTAGAACTTACTACAAGCCATCTTGTATTTTTGAGTTAAAACATATAAAGACTTATATCCTCTCTCATCCTTCCATGATTTTATTATTTCTTTGTCTTTTAGTCTTTTTATCCAATCAAATGAAGTAAAACCAAGAGTACAAGAATAAGCATCAAACGTATCTCTATCAAACACAACTTCATCATATAGAAATAATACCATTTCCAATTCAGACAAACTAAGCTCGTATTTTTTTTGTATATATTTCCTAACTACTCTAAAGTATTTTAGATAGGTACTAGCCTTGCTTTTAAAATAATAAGTAGGAGTGACCCCCAAGTCTTTTTTCTTCTCTTGAACTTTAAATCTCCTCTCACCTTTTCGGTGCATCTTTCTGTATTTTAGCTTCCTAGCCATGTCTATTGTATTAAATTAAGATGCAAATGTAAAACAAAAAAATATGTAACTTTGCAGAAATTTAGTCGTTATGGTTGATAAAAAAGAAATGAAATGCAATTCTCCAAAGAGAACTCCTGGACATCCTAAGAAATCTCACATAGTTAAGGCTTGTTTTGATGGGAAGGAAAAAATCATTCGATTTGGAGAGCAAGGAGCTTCTACGGCAGGCAAACCTAAAGCTGGTGAGAGTGATAGAATGAAAGCAAAGAGAGCGTCTTTTAAGGCTAGACACGGAAAGAATATCGCTAAAGGGAAGTCAAGTGCTGCATTTTGGTCAGATAAAATTAAGTGGTAAAGTTATGAAAAGTAAAGGGTTAGGAGATACGATAGAAAAACTCACTAAGTTTACAGGTGTAAAACCATTAATGACTAAAATAAATAATGGTAAGGAATGTTTACCTTGTCAACATAGAAAAAAAATATTAAACAACCCAGAGCTTTTATTTAATAAATTGCTCTATAAACAAAAATAATTATGGCTATTAAGAAAAAAATTACAGAGAAAGCTACTGGTGAGAAATACGCGTCAAAGAAAGCGATGATGAAACACGAGAAGTCTGAGGGAAAAAAAGTTCAAAGCAAAGAGCAAGCAGCTTTTTTAAAAATGATTGCATCTAAAAAGAAAAAATAATGGGAGAACTAGGTAGAACCGCTAAGTACTACAGAGAAAATCCAGAGGCTAGAAAGAAACACCAAATCACCTCTAAAAAATGGAATCAATCTGAGGACGGAAAAGCTTATAAGAAAAATAAGAATGCTACCCCTAGTGAAAAAGCAAAACAAAAAGCTAGAGTAGAGGCTAGATCTAAATTTAAAAACATTCCTGATGGATACGTTGTTGACCACAAAAAGCCATTAGCTAAAGGAGGGAGCAATCATAAGTCTAACCTTAGAGTTGTTTCAGCTAAAGTAAATAATACTAAAAACAAAAAATAAAAAAAAATTATGCCGAATCCAAAATTTCAAGCAGGTAAAGCTAAAGTAGTAACGCCTAGCAATACAGTTGACATAACAAAAAATGTATCAGATATTAATACTGGTTGCGTTTTGTATATAGGAACTGGTGGAGACTTAAAAGTAAAGACTATTGGTGGTGATGAAGTGACTTTCGTAAATATACAAGATGGTTCATTTTTGCCAGTTCAAGTATTGAGAGTCTTTGCTACAGGAACTAGCGCAACAAACATTTTAGCTCTTTGGTAGTATGTTAAATAGTATAGGTATATTAATAGGTGGGACAAATAAACTTGGCTCGTACTTAAAGAAACTTATCTTAACCTTTCAGGCTAGAGTCGCTATTGATTCCGGAAGCTTTGAGGGGTATGATTGCATGGAGTCACTACTCAAACAAAATAATAAATCTATATTAGATAAAGCTTCTTTAGTGATAACACCAAATGCTTACAAAGAGGGTAAGATATATTCTGTCATTCCTACAGATGGAAGCGGTGATTTATCGGTTGTAAGAGCAACAACTGCTACTCGAGTAAATGGTGCAGGATTGATTGAGGAAACTCCTTATAATTTAGTTAGTTATAGTGAATTATTTACAAACGCAGGTTGGGTTAAACAAAGTGCCACAGTTACTTTAGAATCAGGAACAAGTCCTTTAAATACTCCAATATTTAAAATGTTGGCTACAGGTGGTTTTTCTCAAATATATCAATCTAATAGAGCTACAGTTGGACTTACTTATAGTACAAATGCTTTAGTAAAAAAAGGTAATTGTAGATATATATTTTTTAGAGCGGCAGATATAAGTTATTATGACTTTAATACGAATACATTCTTTGGTACTAATGCTTCAAAAATGTCTGCTCAAATACTTTCAGATGGATGGGTTTTAATAACGATATCTCAATATGTTAGTACTCAAACAGAATTAAATATTTATCAATCAAATACAACTAATCCTTATGCGGCTGTAAGTGGTGATTTCACATTTGTATCTTATTATCAAACTAATTTAGGTTCTCCTAAACCTTACTTCAAAACGACAGACAGAGCAAACGTACCTCGTTTAGACTACACAAATGCAACTTGTCCGAGTATTTTAGTTGAACCGCAAAGAACTAATTTATTACAAAGAAGTGAGGAATTTGATAATGCTTATTGGACTAAAGCAGGTTCTACTATTTCTGCAAACGCTATTAATTCTCCTAATGGTACTTTAACTGCTGATAGAATGGTTGACAACATAAGTACTGGAGGGCATTTTGTAGAAAAAGTAATTACAACATCGGCGGGAGTAAATACGTTTTCTGTTTTTTGTAAAAAAGATAATAATAGATATATTGAATTATGCGCCGCATGGAATATATCAGATTCAGCAAGATTTATATTTGATTTTGATACTAAAACAATAACATCATTTGGAGCAATAGGACCAACAATTACTTATGTAGGTTCTAATATTACAGAGTTACAAGACGGTTGGTTTAGATTATCTTTAACATTTTCTGTTGTTTCATTAACTAATATTTATTATATATTTGCTTTATCAAATTCTCCAAATGTTGGAACTTCAAATTTAGTTTCTTATTTAGGAGATGGCACAAAAGGTGTATTTATTTGGGGAGCACAATTAGAAGTTGGCTCAAACGCTACATCATACATTCCAACAACTACTTCTATTGTTACGAGAAATGCAGATGTAATTTCTAAAACAGGAATAAGTAGTTTAATTGGTCAAACTGAAGGTGTTATTTATTACAATTTAACATTACTAGACAAACAAGACGATATATTATTTGTGAATTTGTATTCCGACAACTGTATATATCTACTAATAAACTCAGCAGGAGTGATAAATCCTGTAATAAGAGCATCTGGAGTTAGCTATAGTATTTCAGGTATAAATGTAACTTCTTTTCCGGCAGATCTTAAATTAGCGATTAAATATAAATCAGGAGATAGTTCTTTTTTTATTAACGGAGTAAAAGTTGGATCTAATTCGTCTAACTTTTCTTTTAATGCAGGTTTGTCTTCTTTGAATTTAGTTTTTAATCCTGTTGTTTGGAATTTTAAACAAAAAAAAATAAAGGGAGTTTTATTATTTAAAACAGCATTAACAGATGCAGAGTGCATACAACTAACAACAATATAATCATTCCCCACAAATGAATATTTACAAATTAACATTTAAAGACCATGACGAAGCTGAATTAACACTTATGGCAAAATACGTAATTGATATAGATTCTAATTACATAAACGGAACTCAATCAGTAGTTTATTTAGGAGTTATAGACGAATTAAATCCTAAATATTGTGTTGATATAATGATAACTGAAGATGTTGACTTTGGAGATAATGAAATAAAACCACTTAATCCTAAACACAATTTTGCAGGACACTTAATAAATATAGAAACAAATGAAGACATACGTTAATTACATACTATCTGGTCTTATACTATTTTTTACACCAATACAAGGACTACTTATTGCTGTTGGAATAGGAATTATACTAGATACGTTTACAGGTATTTTTAAATCAGTAAAATTAAATGGATGGTCTTCTATTCGTTCACGAAAACTGTCGAATGTAGTTTCTAAAATGTTGCTTTATCAAGTTTGTATCGCCTTACTATTTGTTATTGATTATTACGCTTTGAATGAGTTTGTGATACATAGCTTTGGAATAAAATTTATGTTTACAAAGTTAGTATCAATCCTCTTGATTTTTATAGAGTTAGTTAGTATTAAAGAAAATATTGAGGAAGCATTAAAGATTAAGGTTTGGACCTTATTAAAAACATTGTTCAATAGAGCAAAAGAAATTAAAACAGATATAGATGAAATCACTAAATAGTCAAGGATATAAATTAATAACTGGTTTTGAAGGATTCTCTTCAACACCGTATCTATGCAGCGCTAAAGTCCCTACAATTGGGTACGGAAGTACTTATTATACAAACGGAAAAAGCGTTACAATGAAAGACAAACCTATAACGAGAGCTGTAGGTTTTTGGATGTTTCAAAAAATAGCTGACGACTTTGCCAAACATGTAAACAAGTTATTGACTTCAGAGGTTAATCAAGAACAATTCAACTCTCTTGTGTCTATATGTTACAACATAGGTAAAACCAACTTCAGCAAATCAACTTTATTAAAGTTAGTCAATATAAATCCGAAAGACCAAAATATTTATAAGGAGTTTTTAAAGTGGAATAAAGCTAATAAAAAAGTAGTTGATGGATTAACTAAAAGAAGAGAAATTGAGGCTAAATTATATTTTAACAAATGAAAAAACTAATATTAATACTTTTACTATTATTAACTTCTTGTGGGGCTAGAAAAGTATCTAAGATTGAAATAAAAACAATCAAGGATAGTACTTTTACTAAAGTATCCGTAGATACATCTTTAAGAAGCACAAATGTAATTGATACATCTTACATTGTTAAAGACTTAACTATAGACGAGATAGAAGTTTGTCCTATATCTGATACTATACCTATAATTGTAAATGGAGTTGTTTATAAAAACGCTCGTTTAAAGATTAAAAAAACAAAAGACAATACTTTATACTCAAATAAAAAGATAGTGTCTGAAATAGAAGATAAATCATCTAAAGAAGAGGTTTCTGTTACTAAATCAGAGAAGATAGATGAGTCTATAAAAGATATTGATAGAGATAACACAAAAGGGTTTTTTATAATGATTATATTTGTAGTCATTATTATATACTTAATAGACAGATATGGGAAAAATAAATAATTACTCTAAAGATGCAGCAGTAACCGCTAGCGATAAGTGGGTTGGCTCTGACTTTGAGAATAATGGATCTACTAAAAACTTTACGCCAACATCTATTGCTAAGTATCTTAACGATAACAATGTGATAAATATTGGTTCTGATTTAAGGTATAGATACCAGACATTAAATCCTGGAGAAGTTAGAGGTGTAGGAACAATATCTTTTGAATCTGAAAGAGGAGCTTCAGTTGCGTTTTCAGGTATAACAACATTCTTGCTTTCTAAAAGAACATTAAAGCAAAATGATGTATCTCAGTATCTTCAATTTTTAAATGGAGGAAGCATTATAATAAATAGTGCTGAAAATCAAAATCTATTTGGATTTTATAATGTAGTTAATTTATCAGAGTACGCTTTAAATAATGATTTTTACTCTGTTGAATTACAGTATATTGCTGGTAATGGAGGCATATTAGAAGATACTGATTATATATTTTCTTTAATAAAAGATAAGTATTCAAGTACTGGTAAAGAGCAAGTTAATTCGGACTGGAACTCTACAGAGGGAGTTTCTGAAATATTAAATAAACCAACTTCGTTGTCTGAGTTTACAAATGATGAAGGGTTTATAACTATTGATGATGTTCCAGAAGTTAATGGTATTCCAGTTGGCGGAACTACTGGTCAGATACTTACTAAAGCTAGTAGTGAAGATTACGATGCTGTTTGGCAAGAAAACTATGCTGATTGGACATCTGTTGTTAAGCACACGGTAAAAAACAATGGGGTAGAGGTTTTATTAAAAGGACGACCTGTTTATTGTACTGGTTCTAATGGAACAAATAAACTTGTTGGATATGCAGGAAATCAATCAGAAGCTACATCTAGTAAGACTATGGGATTGCTTCAATCTCAATTAAACATTAATGGCTCTCAATCTACTGGATTTGTTATAACCGAAGGGCTTCTTGGAGGGTTAAACACTTCGTCAGCATCAGCTGGAGATCCTGTTTGGTTAGGACCTACAGGTACTCTTATTTATGGGTTAACTAATAAACCATACGCTCCAGCTCACCTGGTATTCATAGGTATAGTTACTAAGGTTAGTAGTGGTAACGGAGAGATATTTGTTAATATTCAAAATGGATTTGAGCTCAATGAAATTCACGATGTAGATTTAAAGACTACAGTACCTATAAATGGAGATTTATTAGGATTCGATGGTACATTATGGGTAAATAAAACTATTGCTGGATGGTTAGGATATACTCCTTTTCAATTACCAGCTTTAACAAATGGTTCAGTATTATTTTCAAACGGCACTACAATTGCTCAAGATAATGCAAACTTCTTTTGGGATAATACAAACAAGAGATTAGGTATTGGAACTAATACTCCATCACAATTACTCAGTGTCGCAGGTAATATGAATCTATCAACAGGTGGTTTTATTTACGGAAATACTTTAGATGCTTCACTTAGGTTAACCAATGGAGGAGGTTCTATTTTAAAATTCGCAAGCTCAAACATAGGATTGTATAGCACCTTAACTGAAATAGTAGCAAGCAATAGAGTTACTACTTTAATTGGTGCATCAGAAATAACAAGAGTTACTTCGGCAGGATTAGGTATTGGAACAACAGTGGTAGGCGCTAGACTTGACGTAAGAGCTCAAGGTGCATTAAGTACTGATATAGCGTTTAGAGTTAGAAATAGTGCGGATACATTAGATACAGTTCAAGTAAGAGGAGATGGGGTTACAAACTTTAACTTAGCAACAGGGCAAAGTATTTCGTTCACTCATGCAGGTGGAACAAGACTAAACCTAGACGGCACTTCAGTAGCGTACAGAACTGGAAATAGAATTATATTAGGTGGAGGAAATGATTTTCTTGATTTTTCAACAGCCAATTCCACTAAAATGACGGTAAATAATTTAGGGAATGTTTCAATAGGTTCAACCACAGCTGGTGCAAGACTAGACGTAAGAGCACAAGGAGCGTTATCAACAGACATATCTTTTAGGGTTAGAAATAGTGCTGATACTTTTGATACGATTAATGTAAATGGAGTACAAGCAACTATAAGAAATAATTCAAGTACATCAAGTACTTTAAGATTACAGAATAGTGGTGGAGGTAGAGTTTTAGAATTTTTAGATATTAACGGAAATGCTTTTCAATGGATTGACCAATCAGGTACTCGTTTTACCGATGTTTCAGGAAATTATTTCATAGCTAGAACTCAAGGTACAGCAGCTTCACCTTCATATACTATAAGTGGACTAGGAGGAATAGGAGGTGTAAACGGAATGATGATGTTTGCAATGGGTGGTAATAGGAGAATGTTCCTTACATCGGATGGGTGTCTAAGGCTACCAGCATCAAATGATTACGGTGCGGACTTGCCACACGCATCCGCAAAACTTCAATTAGACGCTACAACTCAAGGGTTCCTTCCTCCAAGAATGACAAATGCACAACGTTTAGCAATAGCAAGTCCTGCTATTGGATTAATAGTGTATTGTACTGATATGGTAGAGGGATTGTATGTAAACAAGTCCACAGGGTGGCAATTCATAATTTAAAAACAAATACAAAATGGGATTATTAGTAAAATCAACAAAAGAATCAAAGATTATTATTACTGGCACAACAATTGAAATGCCAGAGGTTTATTGTAGAATTGAATTTGCTGGTAGAGCAAATGGAACTACTTTAGAAATCGCTTCTTCAAACTATGCAAGCGAGTTGGCTTTTAAAGAAGGAGCTACTCCTATAACAACAAACGTTCCAAATGGAAACTTAACTGTTGAGTTAAAAAAAGAAGAGATGCAAACAATTGAGACTGCATTGAATTATATAAAATCAGCTCTTGAATTATCTGGTTATGAAGTCGAATATATTTAACGACTTTTTAAAATTATTATCTTTGTAAAAAAAATAAACTAAAATGGGAAGAATACAAGATTATCCAATAGATGCAACTCCTGAAAATGGTGACATACTATTAGGAACAAATGTTTTAGATGCTAAAAAGTCAAAGAATTACTCTATTCAATCAATAGTGTCTCTAGTTCCTGTAGGTCCTACTGGCTCTCAAGGCATAGCTGGTCCATCAGGTCCAATAGGTCCAGTAGGTCCGTCTGGTCTTAATTGGAAAGGGGTTTGGAACACCAATACATCTTATGTTAAAGATGATGTTGTTAGTTTTGGAGGGTCTTCATGGTTTTGCATATCTCCAATATCTACATCAGGAAACAACAATCCTACAATTGATATTTCTACTTGGTCTCTATTAGCTTCTCAAGGAGCGCAAGGTGTTCAAGGTCCTCAAGGTCCTACTGGAGCTCAAGGTATTCAAGGTAATGTAGGTCCTGAAGGAGGCATTGGTCCAGTTGGTCCTGCTGGTCTTAACTGGAGAGGCTCTTGGAGTTCAGAAGGAATTTATATTGAGGATGATGCCGTTGCTTTTGAGGGAGCTTCTTGGTTTTGCATTAACAACGTGTCGGAGAATGATACTCCTCCTCCGGCAGATACTTCTAATTGGGCATTATTAGCTTCTCAAGGAGCGCAAGGTCCTGCCGGTAGTAATGGTTCTCAAGGAATACAAGGAGTTCAAGGAATACAAGGAATTCAAGGAGTTCCAGGTCCAATAGGTCCTCAAGGAGTTCCAGGTCCTGCCGGAACAATCACTTTCACTAACGGCTCTGTTTCCGCTACAACTAGTCAATCTTCAGCATCGAATGTATTGTTGTTTGATTTTGTAACTGTAACTGGTAATGGAAACCAAAATGTCAGACTTCCTGAAAACCAACCAATAGGTAAGGTCATACAAGTAACTTATAATTCAGTAGGTGTTCAAAAGGTTCAGATAAACGTTAGAACATTTGACTTACAATCTAAAATATCAATAAATAGTTCTAATTCAAATTCAGCTATTTATTATTTAAGTAATTACGATACCGTAAAGTTTATTTCAAGAGGTAGTAATTTTTGGACGGCAGAGTATGTTTCTGGAACTAATTTATCATTCAATGATATGCCTATTGTAAATTCAAACAACTACAATATAGTTGAAACAATATATAACGGAACAACTTCTGAACTGTCTTTGTCTCAGTTAAATACTACTTATCCTAGTGTTTCGACAATTGTTGATACGCCAGTCGGACTAAAGGTTTATTGCCCAAATATATCAACTGGAGGTCTTGTTTACGTTAGAGTTGTAAACAACGAACCGCCATTATTGAATGATGTTTGGGTGTCTATGCCTATAGAAATTGTAGCTTAATACATAGTATGTGTTTAAATGAAAAATGCCATTGTTAATCTTTGGCATTTTTTGTATAAATTTGCCAATAATTAAATTTAATAAATATGAATGAAATAAGAAAAATAACAATAGGCGTTGATTACAAAAATTCAATGCACTACGTAGTTGGACAGACGGTACTTACGTCTTATGTTTTACATGCAATTACAATAAATGAGATTGGTAGTTATTTGGTTTGGATAGAAAAAGACCAAGAAATTGTTCTTTGGAAAGAAATAAACAAGAACCTTCCTATAGTAATTGAGTTTAATATAAACTACTAATGAAGAGTCCATATAATTTTATTGTATCTCCATCCGGAGAGCAATATAACAACACAAAGAAGATTGGTGGCGTTGAGTTAATTGTAAATACATCAATGGAGATGGCTAAGTATGTAAATAGAGAGGCTATTGTTATTGAGCTTCCTATATACTATGAAGGAGATATTAAAGTTGGTGATAAGGTAGTAATACATCATAATATCTTTAGGACCTACTACGATATGAAGGGAAGACAAACAAGGTCTCCTGAGTACTTTAGAGATGATATTTACATCGTAAATCCAGAGAGAATATATCTATACAAAAGAGATGGAGTTTGGAAATCTCACCTAAACTATTGCTTTGTAAAACCAATTGGTACAATACAAGATTCAAATATGTTTAATACCGAGAAAGAACAAAAACACACTGGGGAATTAGTTTATTTAAGTAAGAAGCAAGAGGAAGAAGGTTTTAATGTTGGCGACATAATTGCGTTTACTAAAAATAGTGAATATAGCTTTGAGATAGACGATGAAAAACTTTATAGAATGTACGATAGAGATATTGTAATAAAATTAAATTAAATATGCAAGATAATAAACAATTAAAGCAAATGATTATAAGTGCTGCTTATAAATCAGTTACGGAACTTATAAAGGTTTTAGCCGATGAAATCATAACAGACGACCCAAATGTTGATATATCGGCAGATAAAATGAGGAATGCTGTTTTAGCAAAAAAGACAGCGTTAGATGATGCTTTCTATATTTTAAATAAAATAGAGAGCGAACAAGAGATATTAGATGGAACAGAAAAAACAAAGGAAGATGAGCCAAAATTTAAAACATTTGCAGAAGGAAGAAGCAGAGGCAGTAAATCTTAGTATATACAAAGTAATTGATTGTATTCCTCAAAAAGATTTAGATCGTTTAAACCGAAAGAAAGAGTGGAAGTATGGGTATAATCCAGAGTTTGACGTAATAGTAATATCTAAAGATGGAACTGTTGGTGAGGTTTATGATATACAAAATTTAAAAGTAGCTCTTCCATTAGCCCCTAAAGTAATTAAAAAAAGAGATAAGAATACATCTGAACAGTACTGGGAGGCTGACGAATATCCGAAAGAATTATCTAAAATAAAGACGATATTTCAATGGAATCAAATGCCATCAGACTTTATAAATAAATGGACTCCTTACATTGATAAAGAATTTGACAAAAGAGAGGAGGGTACTTTTTTTATGAACAATGGAAAACCTTCTTATATAACTGGTTCTCATTATATGTATTTGCAATGGACAAAAATAGATATTGGTCTTCCTGAGTTTCGTGAGAGTAATAGAATATTTTGGATATTTTGGGAGGCTTGTAAAGCTGACTCAAGATGTTTTGGTATGTGTTATTTAAAAAATAGACGTTCTGGTTTTTCTTTTATGGGGTCATCTGAATTAGTAAACACAGCTACAATATCAAAAGATAGTCGTCTTGGTATTTTATCCAAAACTGGTCCAGATGCCAAGAAAATGTTTACAGATAAAGTTGTTCCTATATCAAATAATTACCCTTTCTTTTTTAAACCAATTATGGATGGTATGGATAAACCAAAGACTGAATTGTCTTATAGAGTTCCTGCATCTAAAATTACAAAGAACAACATGGGGAATGAAGTTGATGAGATGGAAGGACTTGATACATCTATTGACTGGAAAAACACTGGGGATAACTCTTATGATGGGGAAAAACTAAAGTTGCTTATTCATGATGAAAGCGGTAAATGGACAAGACCAGATAGTATTATAAACAACTGGAGGGTTACGCAAACTTGTTTGAGGGTAGGTAGAAGATTGATAGGTAAATGTATGATGGGAAGTACATGTAACTCACAAGCAAATGGAGGAGCAAACTTTAAAAAATTATACAGTGATTCTGATGTGGTTAAAAGAGATAAAAACGGTAGGACGGTAAGTGGATTATATTCTTTATTTATACCTATGGAATGGAATTTCGAGGGTTACATTGATTTGTATGGTTTCCCGGTATTTAGAACTCCTGAAAAACCAATTAGAGACATTCAAAGTGGTTATATTTACGATGGGGTTTTGGATTTTTGGGAAAATACAGTTGAGTCATTAAAGAAAGATTCAGACGCTCTTAATGAGTTTTATAGACAAAATCCAAGAACAGAAGGGCATGCTTTTAGAGATGAAGCAAAAAACTCTTTATTCGATTTATCTAAAATATACGAGCAAATAGATTTTAATGATGGTTTAGACCACAATAGAATAATCAATACTGGTAAGTTTTCTTGGAAAAATGGAGTAAAAGATTCTGAAGTTGTGTGGATACCTAGTAGAGATGGTAATTTTAAAATTTCCTGGTTTCCAAATAAATCATTAACCAATGGAATAGAGATTCGTAATGGTAAAAAATACCCAACAAATTCACACATAGGTGCGTTTGGTTGTGATACGTATGATATATCTGGAGTTGTTGGTGGCGGAGGCTCAAAAGGTTCTCTACACGGACTAACTAAATTCAATCTTGATGACGCTCCTAGTAATCATTTCTTTTTAGAGTACATTGCTAGACCTAGAACGGCAGAGGAGTTTTATGAAGATTGCTTGATGGCTTGTGTTTTTTATGGTATGCCTATACTTATAGAGAATAATAAAGTAGGTCAATTAAAGTATTTTTTAAATAGAGGATACTCAGGATTTTCAATGAGGAGACCAGATAAGCACAAGAACGATTTAAACTCCTCAGAAAAAGAATTAGGAGGTATTCCGTCTTCAATACAGACAATAGAGTTACATTCAAACGGAATAGAAGCTTACATTAATCAGCACGTTGGTATTGACTACAGTGGAGAATATAGAGAGGAGGGTTCAATGGGTAATATGTATTTCAATAGAACTCTTCTTGATTGGGCAAATTATGATGTAAATAACAGAACAAAGTTTGATGCAACTATCAGTAGTGGATTAGCTATCATGGCTAACCAAACGATAGTTAAAAAGCCTATTAAGAATGATAGTAAAATAATGTTTAATTTTGCAAGATATTCAAATAAAGGAATGCACAGCGAATTAATAAAGTAATATGGATAAAGATTTTTCAATACCTAATGTATATTTTCCAGACCAATTAGCCTCTGACGAAGTAAAAAGGAGCGAGCAATATGGATTGAGTGTGGGTCATAGCATACAAGGAGAATGGTTTCGCAAGACATCATTGAATGGCTCTAGGTTTTACACCAATAGAGACCATTTTCATAAGTTAAGATTATATGCTCGTGGAGAACAATCTGTTCAAAAGTACAAGAAAGAAATGTCAACTAATGGCGATATATCTTATTTGAACTTAGACTGGACACCATTACCTATTATACCTAAATTTGTTGACGTAGTTGTTAATGGTATGTCTGGAAGACAGTACGAAGTAAAAGCTGATGCTATAGATAGTATTTCTTCAGATAAAAAAAACAGATACAAAGTAGAGATAGAGAAGGCTATGGTTTCCGCCCCTTTATTGAAAGATGCGAAAGAACTTTTAGGAGTTGATATGTATCCAATACCAGAAGAAGAGATGCCTCAGAACAAGCCTGAGTTAGACCTTCACATGGAGTTTTATAAAGACGAGATTGAGGTAGCTGAAGAAAAAGCTATTGACAACGTGTTAAAAATGAATAATTATGATTTAATCAAGAGAAGAATAGATGAGGATGCTACCGTATTAGGTGTGTCTGCCGCTAAACATGCTTTTGATACGCATAATGGAATTAAATTAGAGTATTGCGATCCAGCAAATATGATATGGAGTCCTACTGAAGACCCTACATTTCAAGATTGTTATTACTTTGGTGAGGTTAAAAATGTAAACATAACAGAATTAAAAAAGATTAACCCTAATTTATCTCAAGAAGACATTAAGGAGATAGCTAAAATGGCTTCTAAGTGGGATGCTTATCAAAACATTCAAGGCGGAAATTCTTTAGGTGGGAATATAAATAATAATAGCGCAACGCTTCTTTATTTTGCTTATAAAACAGATATGAATATTGTTTATAAGAAAAAAAAGAATCAAAATGGCGGTGATAGAGTTATCAAAAGAGATGATTCATTTGAAGGTCCAAAAACAAATGATGCTCAATTTGATAAATTATCTAAAAGAATAGATGTATGGTATGAAGGTGTATTGGTTTTAGGAACTAATCACTTACTTAAATGGGATTTAATGAAGAATATGGTTAGACCAAAATCTTCTATCTCTAAGGTTTACCCTCCATACGTTATGTCAGCACCTAGAATGTATAGAGGAGCTATTGATTCATTAGTTAAAAGAATGATTCCTTTTGCTGACCAAATCCAATTAACTCATTTAAAACTGCAACAAGTTATATCCGGGATGAAACCTGATGGTGTTTATTTGGATATAGATGGATTAAACTCTATTAATCTTGGTAATGGAATGGAATACACTCCAGAGCAAGCTCTTAATTTGTATTTTCAAACTGGTAGTGTTATCGGTAGAAGTTATACTGAAGATGGAGAATATAATCAAGGTAAAATTCCTGTTCAAGAATTAACGTCTTCAGGAGCTAATGCTAAGATACAATCTATGGTCAGCATGTATAATCATTATTTAGATATGATTAGGTCTGTAACTGGCTTAAATGAAGCGAGAGATGGTAGTATGCCGGATGAGAATAGTTTGGTTGGTCTTCAAAAATTAGCTGCATTAAACTCAAATACAGCAACAAAGCATATCCTTCAAAGTGGTTTATTCATGACGAGAAGATTAGCTGAGTGCATTTGCTATAGAATGTCTGATGTATTGGAGTATTCTGATATGAAAGATGATTTCGCTACAATGATTGGTAGTGGTTCTGTAGATATGATTGAAAAGATAAAAGAACTTCACTTGTATAACTTTGGTATTTATATTGATTTAATGCCGGATGAAGAAGAAACTCAATTACTTAATCAAAACATACAAGCTGCTTTGGCATCTGGTAAAATAGATATTGATGATGCTATTGATATTAGAAACGTTAAGAACGTAAAGATTGCATCTCAATTATTAAAGGTTAAAAAGAAAAGAAAAGAGGAGAGAGACCAGGAAATGCAAAGTAAGACAATGCAAAGTCAAGCTCAAAGCCAGGCTCAATTAGCTCAAGCTACTTCTCAATCTAAAATGCAATTAATCGAGGCAGAGAGTAATGGAGATATTCAATTAGAGCAAATTAAACATCAAAACGAGATGGAGAAAATGCAGATTGAATTTCAAATGAAGTCTGAATTAATTAAGTTGCAACAAGGTTTTCAAGGTCAAATGAAACAAAGTGAGATTGAATTAAAAAACCAAAAGGAAGAGGAGAAAGAAGATAGGAAAGATAAAAGAACAAAAATACAAGCTACTCAACAATCTAAGATGATTAATCAAAGACAACAAGACTTAGATCCTATTGATTTTGACGAAGATGATAATCTTGGAGAGTTTGATAATTTATTCAAAATTGAATAAATTTTATTCATAACTTTGCAAAAATTTAATTCAATAAACAAATAGATTATGAGTGTTACGTTTAAAGCGGTTGGTTCTGACGAACAACCATCTATTCAAGAACAAGAAATTCAAATTCAACAAGAGTTTGATGAGCAAAGTTCAGGTGATAGTTTAGAGATTGAGTCTCAAGATTTAGAGGTTCAAGATAATAGTTCTGATATTGATGATGCAAGAGTTTTAAATTATTTAAAAGATAGGTATCAAAAAGAATATAGCTCGTTAGACGAGGTTTTAACAAGTAAAGAAAAAGCCGAGCTACCGGAAGATGTAAAAAAACTAATGGAGTTTGGTGTTGATAATTATATTAAAATCAACAAGGATTGGGATGCTGCTAAAGATGCTGATGTATTAAAAGAGTATTACAAACAAACAAAGCCGCATCTTGATGACGAAGACGTTAATTATTTATTAGAGGAAGAGTATTCTTTTGATGAGGATATTGATGACGAAAGGGATATTAAGAAAAAAAGAGTGGCTTTAAAAGAAGAATTGTTTAGAGCAAAAACTTATCTAAATAATTTAAAGGAACAATACAAGGTAGATTTAGGGGCTAACTCTGCTGGTGTTACTGAGGATTATAAGAAGGCTTTTGATTTCTATCAAGAATACGAACAACGTTCAAATAAAGAGTCTGAAACTGCTCAACAAAAAGCGAGTGTGTTCAACGAAAAAACTGAGAAATTATTTTCTAACGACTTTAAAGGTTTTGAGTTTAATTTAGGAGATAAAAAACAAGTTTACAAACCAAAAGATGTAAATGAAACCAAAAGGGTTCAATCAGATATATCTAGCGTTATCGGAAAACACATTAGCGAGGATGGAACATTGAAAGATGCTCACCAGTATCACAAAGCATTAGCCATGTTTAGAGACCCTGATGGGGTTGCAAAGTTCTTTTACGAACAAGGCAAAGCCGATGCTACTGATGGAGTTATTAAAAATGTAAAGAATATCGACATGTCTGTTAGAGATAGAAAAGATGTTTCTGATACAGGTTCTGGTCCTAGAATAAGAGTTGTCAATGATGACGATTTTAGCGGAGGTTTAAAGATTAAAAAACGATAAACACAAAAATTAACAATTAAAACAATTAAAAAATGGCATTAGAAACCGTTTCATTTGCAGGTAATTCAATCTCTGGAGCACCTCAATTAACACCAACGCCTGTTAAGGCTACATTATCTACTAACTATGTAGGTACATTTGACTTTTTGTCACACGAACTTCCTGATTTGTACGAAAAAGAATTTGAAAGATTCGGTAATCGTTCTATCGCTTCATTCTTGCGTATGGTAGGAGCAGAAATGCCATCTACATCTGACTTGATTAAATGGAGTGAGCAAGGTCGTTTACATATTTTTGGTACAGCTACAAAAGCTTCATCTACAACTATCGAGTTCGATGCTGCTCACGGAGTTAGATTAAACCAAACTATCATCATCCAAGATTCATCAAATTCTGCCGTTGTTAAAGCGTTAGTAACTGGAATCAATGTTGACGGTGTAACTATTACTGTAGCTCCTTACTCTGCTGCTGACCTAACTGCGTTAACCACAACTGCATCTGCATTGAAAGTTTTCGTTTATGGTTCTGAGTTCAAAAAAGGAACTGCCGGAATGCAAGGTTCATTAGAGGCTAAATCTGAAATTTTTGACACTAACCCAATTATCATTAAAGATAAATATGAGGTTAATGGTTCAGATATGGCTCAAGTAGGCTGGATTGAAGTAACGACTGAAAATGGTGCAACTGGATACCTTTGGTATTTAAAATCAGAGCACGAAACTCGTTTACGTTTTGAGGATTACTTAGAAATGTCTATGGTTGAAGGAGAGCCTGCTGTTGCTGGATCTGCTGCTACAACTGCTGGATACAAAGGTACTAAAGGTTTGTTCTACGAAGTAGCAAACAGAGGTAATGTAGGTACTGGTAATATTACTGAGAGAGAAGATTTAGAAAACATTATCAAAGTGTTGGATAAAGAAGGTAGTATTCAAGAAAACGTATTATTCGTTAATAGAAAAACATCTTTTGAAATTGACAAAGTATTGGCTTCTATTTCTAATGCAAACACGTCTTTAGCATCTTATGGTTTATTCGATAATGATACTGACATGGCATTGAATTTAGGTTTTAAAGGTTTTAACTTAGGTTATGATTTCTATAAAACTGACTGGAAATACTTAAACGATGCTACAACTCGTGGTCTTGTTTCTGATATTGATGGTGTATTAGTTCCTGCTGGTACAATGACTGTTTACGACCAAGTAATGGGTAAAAACGCAAAACGACCTTTCTTACACGTAAGATATAGAAAATCTGAGACAGAAGATAGAAAATACAAATCATGGATTGTAGGTTCTGCTGGTGGAGCTTCTAACACTGACGTAGATAGTATGTCTGTAAACTTTTTATCGGAAAGATGTTTAGTTGTTTTAGGTGCGAACAACTTTATGTTGCTAAAATAAAAAATAACACACGCATTTATAAAAGGAGTAGATTAATTTCTACTCCTTTTTTTTGTTTATATAAAAATATTAATTATCTTTGCGGAAGAACTTTTATTAAATAAAAATTATATGAAAAAATGCAATGCATGCAGAGAAGAAAAAGAAGTCTCTGAATTTAATTCAAACAAGAGCAATAAGGATGGTTTGTCTAGGCAATGTAAAGACTGTAAAAAAAAGATAGATAGAGAATATCGATCTAAAAAGAGAGAATATAATAGCCTTAATGACGTGAGCTATGAGGGCGTTATTACTTGTCACGTTTGTAAAAATGAAAAGAAAAAAACAGAATTCAATAAAAACAAAAATACATCTACTGGATTATCTTACGAATGTAAAAAATGTCAGTCAGAAAGAAGTAATAATTACTACAAAAAAAATAAAGACGAGCAGTTGTTTAAGCAAAAAGAGAGGTATTTAAACGTTAGAGAAGAAAAGTTGTTATACCAAAAAATATATCAAAGAAATAATAAAGAAAAAATAAAAAAATATCTCACTGAGTATAATTTAAAAAACAAAGATAGAAAAAATGAGAGATCAAGAGTTTATAATGCAAAGAGAAAATCAGAGGATCCAGTGTATAAGTTTAAAGTAAATACTAGAAGTATGATATATTGTTCTTTTAAAAGATATAATAGTAAAAACTATGTAAAGTCTCAAAAAACAGAAGAGATATTAGGTTGCAGTATGGACTTTTTTGCTGAATACATCTCCTCTTTATTTCAAGAAGGCATGTCTTTAAGCAATCACGGAGAGTGGCATTTAGACCATATCACTCCTTTAGCGTCTGCAAATACAGAAGAAGAAATAATAAAACTAAATCATTATACAAATATACAACCGTTATGGGCAGTTGATAACATGTCTAAAGGTAAAAAAATACTATAAAATTAATTTGTACTTTTGCAAAACAATTTTAATAAAATTTAATCATGGCAAGACCAACTACAAAAGTTGTACAGACAACTAAAGAATTTGAATCAAAAAATAGAGTTTATCTATTAAAAGGAAACACAACACCTATTACGTTAATGCTGCGTTCAAAGCATTCTTCTGGAAAACCACTTTTATATTATGATGGAAAAAGCAATAGAGCTTTAAGATGGAGCGACAATCAATCATCTCCTTTTGTTGATGAGCAAGATGGATTCGCTGTTTGCCCACCAATTGTTTTTGAGAACGGACAACTATCTGTTCCAAAAGAAAGTATTGAGTTGCAAAGATTCTTATCTATTTATCACCCAGATAGAGATGTGGTTTATTATGAATTTGATGCTGAAGAAAGAGCTGCTGAAGAATATGACAAACTTAATGAAGAGCTAGAGGCTCAAATTTTAGTAAAAGAAATGTCTATCGAAGATTTAGAAGCTATTGCGAGAGTGGTTTTAAAATCAAAAGTCGATAGAATGGCTTCGTCTGAAATCAGAAGAGATATGTTATTATTCGCTAAGAACAATCCAAGAGAGTTGAAAGATTTAATTGATGATGATTCTTTGAAATTCAGAAATATTGCGATTAGAGCTGTTGATATGGGAATTATTAAAATCAGTAACGATGGTAGAAATATTTCTTGGGGAGGAGCAAAAGGAGAGAAAATTGTAACTATTCCTTTTGGTGAAAATGCTTATTCTGCATTAGCCTCTTACTTCTTGACCGATGAAGGAATGGATGTGCTTACGGCAATCTCTAATAAACTATAGGTCTTAGGACAGAACGAAATCTGGACAGCCTGAAGAGGGCAGGGTTTAGTTTAGACAGTCTTACATTAAAAGCACTCTCGAAAGGGGGTGCTATTTTTTTATTAACTTTGCACAAAACAATAATTCATGATAAACGACATTTATAACATTGTGCACTTTATAATAAATAAAGAGAGCAGGGGTTACATAACTCCATTTCAATTTAATTCTTTTGCTAAACAAGCTCAACAAGAGATAGTTGATGGTTATTTCTATGAATATAATAAGTCTATTGCAAACAGAAACTCAAGGGTTGATTATAGGGAGGTTCTTAAAAAGATAAAAGAAAGTATGGATGTATTTGTAATGCCTCCTACTACATTAATTTACAATACTGTTAGCGGTCTTTTTTCTTCACCCCCTGACTTTTACACTACAATTACATTAATGTATAATGGTAAAGAAATAGATGAGGTTTCTAGAGAGAAATTAACTTATCACATGCAAGATGATTTCTCTGGAAATAACATATTCTATCCTACGTATGTTAAATATGGTAATGAATATCAAGTAATGCCATCTACAATTACCAGTGAGGTTAAATTGATTTATTTTAGAAATCCTAAAGACCCTAATTGGACATATCAATTACTTGGAGATGATGCTATATTTAATCCATCAGCACCTGGATACCAAGATTTAGAGGTTGGTGTTGATGATAAATTTAAAATGATAACTAAGATATTAAAATACGCTGGACTAAATATAAGAGAGGCTGACGTTGTTCAAGCCGCAGTTACTTTAGATCAACTAAATAATGCAGAACAAAAACAATAATTAACAAGATATGGCTCAATTAACTGATTACGAATACTACGAAAACGAAGGTAACTCTCCTCAAGACGCTAATTTCGGTATCTATCAATACATACACCTTAAAGATATTATAAATAAATTCTATTTAATGTATGTTGGAGAAGATAAAGTAATAAATGATTGTAAAAGATACGAGATTGTATTTCATGCAAAAAGAGGATTACAAGAATTAAATTATGATGTTGCTAGAGAAGTTCAGGCGTTAGAGTTAGATATTCCAGAAAATTTACAATTGCCTTTACCAAAAGACTACGTGAATTACGTTAGAATTAGTTGGGTTGATGAAGACGGTAAATTAAGACCTTTAGTCAGAAACAATCAAAGCGCAATAGCTGTTGGATATTTACAAGATAATAATTATAATATACTATTCGACAATAACGGAGACGCTTTAGAAGGGACTACAAAGATAGAGACAAACTCATTAAAACCAAAGTCAAACAACATAAATGAGGGGGTTACATCTTATTTGTACGGTCAAAGATTTGGTCTTGACGGTAAATCAGCTAATCAAAACGGAATGTTTATGATAGAGAAAAATCTTGGAATTATTAGATTTAGTTCAGAGCTTCAAGGAAAAACCATCGTTATAGAGTATATTTCTGATGGATTATCTGATATGTCAGAAGATGAGATAAAAGTTAATAAATTAGCTGAAAAATTCATATATCATTACATTAAATACGAAATTTTAACAAATAAATACGGTGTTCAAGAATATATAGTGCAAAGAGCTAGAAACGAGTTTAGAGCAATCAGAAATAATACTAAAATAAGAATGATGAATTTGAGGTACGATGAAATAATTCAATCTTTAAGAGGTCAAAATAACTGGGTAAAATAATGGGAGAAATTAAAAAAAACTTTACGCAAGGAAAAATGAACAAAGATTATGATGTTCGTTTAATTCCCGAAGGAGAATATGTTGACGCAGAAAATCTAATGGTCTTTAATTCTGAAGGCTCTACTGTTGGTAGTGCTCAAAATTCTTATGGAGTAGATAAAATAACTAATCTAGATATAGACAATAACACGTCGGAAACCATAGGAAGTGTTTCGGACGAAGGAAATGAATGTTTATATTGGTTTGTTGCTTCTGAATCTGGAAACTATATATTTGAATACGACCAAAAAAATAACGGATTAATAACTACGGTACTTGAGGACACTAGAGTTGGAGTAAGTAATGTATTGAACTTTAGTAAACAACACAAGATTACAGGAGTAAATATTGTGTATAATTCTTTTACAAAAAAGAAATTATTAGTATGGACTGATGATTTAAACCCTATTAGATGTATTGATATTCAAAGAGCTAAAGGGTATTTACCAAACTCTTTTGACAAGAAAGATATAGGTTTGTATAAAAGACAACCAACTAATGCTCCAGATTGTAATCCAGTAAATTCTGGAGATGGTTTAGAAAACAATATGAAGGAAAGATTTCTTTCTTTTGGCTACAGATATAAGTACTTAGATGGAGAATATAGTGCAATATCTACATTTAGTAATCCTCAATTCTATCCATCTGGATTTAGACTTAACTATGTTACTCATGAAAATGAAGGCATGGTTAATACTTTCAATGCTGTAGAAATAAATTTCAATACCGGAGATAAAAACGTAACGGATGTACAGTTAGTTTTCAAGGAAAGTAATAGTAGTAATATTTGGATAATTGATACATTTAACAAAAACAAACAATACTGGAACTCTAACGAGAGCAGGTCTTTTGTTTTTTTAAATAATAAAATATACTCTGTATTGCCAGACGACGAGGTTAATAGATTATTTGACAATGTGCCTTTAAGGTCAAAGTCGCAAGAATTTATAGGTAATAGGCTTATATTTGGTAATTATGTAGAAGGAATGGATATTGTTGATAATAACGGTAATGATATAAATATAAATTATGATTTATCTTTCACGTCAAAATCCATTGAAGAATATTCTTTAAGTTCAAACATAATAGATATAAATGATAGCGGAGATGGTATTGAAGTGTCTTTTTTAGATGTTGAAATCAAAAAAGGTAATTTATTTTCTTTATTTTTCAAAAGCAGTAGTGACCATTCAGGTGTTTATTATTGTTCTTTAAATTACTACATACCTCAAGATTTTCCAGACGCTTATTCGTTAAGTTTATCTCCAGGATTTATTGACTTCATAGATAATGTAGCCTCAAATAATTTTAAAAATTACGACACAAATAGCACCCCTCCATCAGGAGGTATTCCTACTTCTATTTGTTTTGAAATTATTCCTAATGTAAACAATAACGTTATTAAAATAAAAATACCTTACACATCATACGCAATACCTGGACCAGCAACTGAGCTTGAGTTATTTGCAATAGATCCTGACTATAATTTTGGAGCTACACTTAGCGATGATAGTGCTTTTTTTACATGTAAATCAAATAGAAGTTATGAATCCGGATTGGTTTATTTAGATGATGATGGAAGATATTCTACTGTTATTACAAATACATTTTTAGATTCAAACAACACTACATTTATACCAATATCAAAATCAATAACTCAAAACAAATTAAAGTTAGAGATAAAACATAAAGCTCCGTATTGGGCTACAAAATACAAAGTATTTATAAAGGACAATAAGCTTGAATACCAAAACATATTCGGAATATTGGCTTATGATGATGGTAACTACATGTGGTTTAAACTAGAGGGTCAAGATAAAAACAAGGTTAAGGACGGAGATTTCTTAATAGTAAAAAAAGATATTTACGGTAGCAAATCTGATTTATTAAAAGTACAAGTTTTAGATGTTAAAACTCAATCGGGTAATTTTATAGATGGTAACTTGATAGAGAACTCTACTGATGAGTTAATTGAGAAGCCTGGTGTATATATGAAAATCAAATCAATGTCTGGATTAGATGTTGTATCTATAGACGATAATGTTATTAACGTTCATAACGAAACGGATAGTAAAGGAAGTAATTTCTTCATATATCATGGTCCTTTTGGAAGTTTAAATTCTGGCACTTGGTCTGATTATAAAATAACTGGCGGAAGTAAAATAGACTTCAATATTATAAATGATAAAAGAGGTAGCAATGGAGGGTTTTTTCAATTTAAAAAGAGCTTCGTAGCTGCTAATGATTATGATAATATAGAAGATTTTTTTGAATCAGAAGTTGGCAACATGTTTCCATTTACAGAATATAGTTTTGTGAGAGGATTTTCTGGTAGCGGTGGTTTTGTTGTTAATCCAAATGGAGTATTATATTTAAAAATAAAGAATATTTTAAATGGTAATGGTCAACATCCATCTTATTTGAACGCAACAACTGAAATATTTACGTCAAAAGGAATGATTGTTTTTGAAACAGACCCAAAAGATAAATCGTCTGAAGTATATTTTGAAACTGCCGACACTTACGATATATTGAATGGAAATCACCTATCAAATCAATTAACTATTCAAGATGATAAAGACCAAACCACTGGAGACTCGGCTATTTTAAACTTGTCCTTTTTTAATTGTTATTCTTACGGAAATGGAGTGGAAAGTTATATTGTTAAAGATTTGTTTAACGGTAATAACTTGTCAACAAACACAAGACCAAATGCTGTTGAGTTAGATGGATACAAACAAAGAAGAAACATTGCTTCATTGACTTATAGTGGAGCTTTTGAAGAAAGCACTAGTTATAATTCTCTTAATGAATTTAATTTATCAAGAGCAAACTACAAGGATTTAGACGATAAGTATGGTAGTATTCAAAAACTATTCTCAAGAGATACTGATTTAATTGTTTTTCAAGAGGATAAAGTTCATAAGGTATTGTACAATAAAAACGTATTAAATGATGCTGTTGGAGGTAGTCAAATTATGTCAGTAGAACAAGTTCTTGGTCAAGAAGTACCTTACTCTGGAGAGTGGGGTATAGGCAAAGACCCAGAGAGTTTTTCTAGTTATGCAAATAGTTTGTACTTTACGGACAAACCTAAAGGAGTAGTTTTGAGATTGGGCGGAGATGGAATAGAACCTATTTCTAGATATGGCATGAAAGACTGGTTTAGGGATTCATTTAATAATGATAAAAATAAATTTTTAGTCGGAGGGTACGATCCGTCTTATGATAATTACATTATATCTTTTACTGATGATGTAAAAACTATTGATGAATTAGATATTAAATGTAATCAGATAATAAATCAATTATCAATACCATCTAATGATTCGTTTTTATATAAAATGAATATTGGAGATAAGATAGGTGATTTCGTTATAGAAACTGAAAATTTCTCATCAGTAACTCTTGATGCGTATATAAACATAAACGATAGGGATGAATTTATTAAAATATATCCCGGAATACATACAAATACATTGACTAAGGACACTAGAGTAAATGATGTTACTATAAATATAGTTAACAATAACGAAAGCGAAGCTACATTATCTATAAGAGGTAATTGCCCAGAAACTCCAGAACTAGATGTTGTTGTATTAGTTGTAAATGATAAGTATGACGATGGAACAAATATGGTTAATAGATACGTATGGAATGATTCTGTTTATGGTTTTGATGGTTTTTATTCAAATGTGGATTCTTTTAATTCTTCTGGATTGACTAGATTTCAAACGTTTACTGGGAATGAGACAGATGGTCCAATACCATTAAACGGTTCTACAATAAGAATGTCCTCTGTTCCTGGAAATGGCAAATTCACCAACTGTAACAGGCTTGGATATTTAGTTAGTTCAAGTGATTACGACGCTCAAGAGATACTAGATAACGCAACTTATCTGCCAGTTATTGAGGATGCTGGAGAAAATTACATTGAATTTACATTTTCTAGAACATTAAATCAAAAATTATATCTTGTGTGGGATTATATTGATAGCATACAATTAGTGTCTGATGGTGAAGTTATAGGGAATATTAATAGTGGCGGATCTTTTACTTTTAGTATTCTTGACTATATACAAACAACCTCTCTAAGCGGTAGTGATGTAGATATTTTTCCAAATTCAGACCCTTCTCATGGAGATTTACTTATAGATGGGTATAATATTACCTACGATAACGACATATCAAGCACTAGTACTTTTGATGATTTCTCTATTACAATAAACAGAGATGGTTGTCAAATAGAGTTATCTATATCTATAGTAATAACTCAACTGGTATTTGGTAATTGTGTTGAATATTTATTTACAAACTCAAACGACCCTCTTGTTAGTGGTAATGAAATAACTATAGAATATTCAAACTGCGATGGTTTATCTGATTTTATTGAATTATCTGGTGGTAGCGGTGGATATGTTTGCGCAATAGAAGGTTCTTATACGTTGCCTAGCGGAGGAGCTGTTAGTTTAATTGGTGATTGTTAAAAAAAATAAAAACAAATAAAAATGAGTAAAACAATATCGTTTGACGAAAAAAATAACGGTTGGACATCATTCTGGAGTTACAAGCCAGAATGTATGTCTCGATTAAATAATGGGTTCTTTTCTTTTAAGAACGGTCAGCTGTATAAACACCATTCAGAAACATCTCCTAGAAATAGGTTTTACAATGAGAATGGAGATTTAGTAATCTATCCATCAACATTGACTTTTGTGTTCAATCAAGAGCCAAGCGATATAAAGCATTTTAAGACACTATCTTTAGAAAGTAATACAAAGTATTGGAATGCTGATTTAGTTACGAATTTGGACAGCGGACACGTCTTAAACGCTAGCTTTGATAGTAGAGAGGGTGAGCATTATGCTTTTATAAGAAGAAATTCAAACTCTTTGCTTGATTTAAACCATTTATCGGTTCAAGGAATAGGTGTTAATACGAATGTAGTTTCGTACACTTACACATTTGTAAATGTTCCTAGTTCAATATCTACAGAAGATACTTTGTGTTTCATAAATAGTGGTGGTCAAATTGTCGTTATACAAAAAGTAATTTCTTACACATCAACAACAATAACTACCGCAACACCGATAACTCCAGTTGTAGTTCCTATTGGTGCTTTTATGTTTATAGCTCAAAGCCCAATAGCTGAGAGTAATGGAATAAAAGGAAATCATGCGCAAATTAAATTAACAACCACAGATAGCTCTAACGAACAAGTACTGTTTGCGGTTAATTCCGAAGTATTTAAGTCATACCAGTAGTTTTATTATTTCTCAAATAATCAAAGTATCATTTTAGCGTATCATAGAAGGGGGGGGGGTATATAAGAAAAGTTAAATACCCCCTATAAGAAAAGTTAAAGGATATTATTACAATATATAATATATATATATAATAATATATGTGGTTTTGAATTAAATTACTATCTTTGCAAAAACATTTTTAATGGATTCTAGATATTTCGAGAGTAACAATTACGAACAATTGGTTGAATGGTGGTCTTTTTGGAGATTTACACCTCCGTCAATAACTAATCTACCTAAGACTGGTGTGATTGTGAACAATGACGGAATAGACGTAGCCTCTGGTTTTTTATATTTAACAAATAGCGATATGTGTTGGATTGAGTTCATTGTTTCAAATCCAAATGTAAAAGATAAAAAAGTTAGAGAGATGTGTATTAACGAATGTATTAATCAATTATGCTACATAGCAAAAGAGATGGGCTATAGAGTTGCTTATACATCATTAAAGAATGAAAATTTACAAAAGAAATATTTATCTTGCGGTTTCATAGAGGGAAGCAAGAATTGTAACGAATATATAAAATTATTATAAGTATGGCGGCAGTAACGGCAATGGCAGTAGCTGGAGGAATCTCCGCATTAGGAGGGGCTTACCAAGCAATACAAGGAGCTAAACAAGCAAGAGATGCTAAGTTAGAGTTAGAGAGATTACAAACACCTGAATTGATGAATGTAGCTGATAATTTAACAGTTAGCACATTGGGTTCTAATCTACAGAGAGAAGAAGCCTCAAGAAATTACGCTACATCTGTAGATGCTTTAAGAAGCGCAGGTGCTAGAGGTATTATCGGTGGTCTTGGTGTTTTAAATCAAAACCAAAATACGGTTAACAGACAGATAGCGGCTGATTTAGATACTCAACAAAAAGCTATAGATATGGCTAGAGCAGAAGATGAGGCTAGAATTAGAGCTATTAAAGAACAAAGATACGCAAATGATGTTGCGGCATTAAGTTCACAAATAAACGCAGGAGAAGCTTCTAAAATGCAAGGATTAATGGGTATAGGTCAAGGAATATCGAGTGGTGTTCAAGGAGCTGTTTCTCAAAGAAATTTAGAGGGTGGGTTGTACGGAAATAATGCTGGTTCAACGATTTAAAAAATAAAATATGGCGATAGGACATTCAGGAGGAGCGTTTGCATCAGTTGAAGCACCAAAAGTTGATTTTGGAGAGATAGCTTTAAATGCTCAGAAATTTAATGAAGCTGATATAGAGAGACAGGAAGCAAAAAAAGCGGCAGTAGCAAAAGCTAAGGCTGAGTCTGCTAAAGACGCAAAGGAGGTTTTGTTAGACCCAACAACACTAGTTGTAGGAACTCTTAATAAAGCTTCAAATGATTTTATATTAAAAAATCAAGAAAAACTGAACTACTACTATCAAGTAGAGAAATCTGGTCAAGAACTTACGTCAGAACAGAGGATGGATAAAAATCAAGCTGTACAGTCGGCTAAGTCTTTAAAAGGGATGCAAGATCTTTTTAATAACGCGGCTAAGGAAGTTCCTGGAGTTATTCAAGGCAGTAGTATTATATCTGACCCTTATATAAAAGCTTGGGAGAATGCTAGTAAAGGAGTTGGAGTAGCCTCTATAGATAGAACAGAAAGCGGAGATATCGAGGTTTCTTTTTTCGATACTAAGGATGGTAAATATATACTTGGAGAAGATGGAAGACCAAAAAAATTAACTGATATTGATGAATATGGAAACGAAGTTCCTGTAAAAATTAGCTTAAACAATATAGCTAGCGGAGATTTTAAAAGTAAGTTTTATAAATCAAACGACTTTCCTACAATCATAGGAAAATATGCTAAAACTGTAGGGGCTTATGAAACAAAAATAGAGAATGGAACTGTTACTGAAGGTAAAAAGTTATTTACTGATGAAAACATATCTTCTCTAAATGAAACTATTAGAACCGATTTAAGAAAAGACAGAAAATATACTGCTGATATTTTATCTCAAATAGCTGGAGACCCAAAAAACGCAAAGAAGTACGGTCTTGAAGGAGATTATAATCGTATAAAAAAAGAATATACAGATAAAGAATATGAAGCGGCTGAAAAATACACTTCAGATAAAGTTAGAGCATCTTTAGATACTGGATACAGCAGGTCTGTTGATGAGCCAACTAAGATTAACATATATACTGGAGACGATAAAAAGAATGAGGGAGCAATAATATCAAGTACAGCCGCTATTAAACAATACGATGTGAAAGATAAAAGCGGAAATGTTATAGGTAAAAAGACTGACGGATATTTTATTCCGTTTTTAAGAGCCAACACTATCACAACATTTAAAGGAATACCTACTACGCTAGGGGGAGTTGGAGTTGATAGGAATAAAAACGTGTACGTAGAATTTTCTTTTGCCGGAGATGATTCTGCGTTTTCTAAATTATCTTCTGAAGACAGAGAACTTCTTGAAAGAAAAAAGATATATTTAGATGGTCCTAAAGCTGATGCTCCTTCTTTTACTAGCATAATATCAACAGTAAAGCGTTTAAATGGTAAAGGCGCTAAATATGAAAACCCAGCTCAAATGAGAGAAGACATTGCTTCTATATTAAGAGAATCAGGTCTTGATATAAATAAAATAGGTGGTGTTTCTAATAAAAAAACAACAAGCAGTAGTACTATAAAAAGGAGTGATTTAGCATCTAAAGCGGCTGCCTCTGGATATACCACTAAAGAATACGAGAAATTATTAAAACAAAAAGGAATTAAAATAGAGTAGCAATGGAAGAGTTAGATGAATTTGGTATCCCAATAAAAAAAATAGGAGTAGATGAATTTGGTATTCCTTTAAAAAAAAAAGACGTTTCTCAACAAGTTGGTCCAAAAACTGCAAAGGTTTCTACTACTTCGGTAGGAAAAAAATCTTTATTGGATACCGTAGGTCAAAAGAGGGATGCGGCATCGGTTTCTTCCAATGGAAAATCTAAAATACCAGAGGGTAAACTTTCTAAATTAAAAGGAGAGTTTGACGAATCTGTTAGAAACAAACCAAAGACTATAAAACAAAAAATACAAGGAGAGGAGATGGGTTTATTAACTAAACCTAAATCCTCTATTGGTGTTACTAAGGTTCAAGACCAAAATAGATTTGTAGCTACTAAGAAAAAAGAAGAGGAGCATGATTTCAACTTCTTTGGTGTAGATTCGTTGAAAAAAATGGATGAAACTGGCAAGATAAAATATGCGAATGACGAAGTAGAGTATGACGTTGATAAAAATAAATTTTATTTCTTTTTAAACGAGAACTTAGGTAATGCTAAGATGAAAAAGAGAAATGATTATATAAACAACTTTGAACTTCAAGAGATAGAGGATGAGTATAATGAATTAAAAAATGGTGGAGGTTTCTGGGATAAAACAAAGAAAGTTATAGAGAGTGGTATTGTAAATATGTTTGACGAAGCTTATTCTGACAAATCTAGTTACGAAGAAGCTATAGCTAAGTCTAAGGATTTATTCTATGATGAAAGACAAGAGGTGGTGAGTGAGGCTAAAGCAAAAGGAGAGTCTTTAACTCAAGCTCAAATAAATGCTAGAATTGAAAAAACCTTTAAGGATAGAAGGATTAATGAGATATTATCTAAGAAAAGACAAGATACTGGTAGGAATTTAACTGATGCAGAACAATACGCATTATCTAAAGATGTAATATCTAATTCAAGTAAATTATCTGAAAAACATAAAGAGAAGTCTGAAAATGTAAACTCTGTATATGTAACAACAAAAGGTCTTCTTGATGAGAAAAAAAGTATAGAGGACATTTATAATTCAGACCCTACACTTATAACAAAAGAACAAGAAGATAGGTATAAGGATATTTCAGAAAAAATACAATTAAACAATGCGTATATAAAAGCCACAATGTTAGAATTGAATGATGCTGAGAAAAAAATAAAGACAGCTCAAGAAGAGGTTGCTGATTATACAATAGAAAACAGTAGATTAAACGAGTTCTTCAAAAGAGTTACTGCTTCTGGTGTTTCATTTCTTGGCTCTACAGCTGAATTTGCTGGAAAATATGGAGGAACAGGATTGTCAATAATGCCTGGAGGTAAGAATTTAGGAGAGGGTGTTAAGATGCTGTCTGAAAAAGTAAGCGATAAACTATCTGGCTACGCTTCAGACATAAGAACTGGTAAAGATTATGATGGATTTAAAATTGGGGGACTACCTGAAACTAAAGAAGTAAATAGTGTTGGTGATTTTGTTAATCAGATTACAGAGGTGGTTGGAGATAATACATTTTTAGTAGCTGGATTAACGGCAACTGGTCCTACTGGAATTGGTCTTATGGCTGTAGAGATGGCTGGTGATAAATCAAGAGAAATTAGAAATGAAAAACAAGAGTTTAATAAGCTATCTGAAGAAGCAAAAGTAAAAGGAGAAAAATCTTTTGATTATAACGGTGAAAAATATAAAGTAGGAGATGAACTGTATGGAGACTTTTCTTCTTACGCTCTTCCTCTAGCTTGGGGAGCTACATCAGTACTTCCTATGGCTAAACAATTAAAGTATTTAAAAGGAGCTAAATCAGCTATTCAAGCCGTAGAGAGAGAATCTCCAGAGTTAATAAAAAAATCTCTAATGACCAAAGTAAAAGATGGGACTAAAGATTATATTGGGCACTCTTTATCTTTAGCTAAAGATTTAAAAATAATGTCTTTATCTCAAGCGGCTTTAGACGATATTGTAGGTAAGGATGTTGATTACTTTAAAGTAGCTTCAGATATGGCTACTATTAGAGATTCTTTTGTTTTACACGGAATGAATAAGGCTGCGGCTATGTCTGTCTCAAAAGCTGCTAAACCATATATGACTACTGAAGAAGTAAATACCATAGATGGTAACGCTAACTTGATATTTGATTTGACAAATAGATTAAGAGATCCTTCAATAGAGTCTAGTGATAAAGCTATCATAAAGTCTCAATTAGATAGATTAGTAAAAGAGAGCGATGGATTCATAGGTGGTGTTTTAGATAGAATGTCTGAAATGAGTGATGTAGATTATAGTAAAGTAATAAGTTTAGCTAAGGAGTCTTCTAATTTAAGAAAAGAAGCTAGTGATATACAAGCATCTTCATTTACCAAAACAGAAAAAGCTTATGCTTTAGAAAAAGTTAAAAAAGAATATATAGAGAACGAGAAAAAGTTAAGAGATTTAAGAGTAAACTACACGAAAAGAACTGATGGATTTTATGGTCTTTCTGACCAAGAAAAAATAAAGTTAAAAGAAAGAGCCGCTACTGAATTAAAAGAAAAGAGAGGTGATGAAGAAAACTTCACTATCAACGATAGAGAGATAACTATTAAAGCCACAGAGATTTACGATAGAGAAAACAATGTAGAGGAAAACAAAACAACAGAGGAAGACGATATAGTGAATAATAACATAAATACTGGTCTAGGAATAGCTAAATCTTATTCTAGCTTAGATTCTGTACCTGAATTCATGAGACCGTTAGCTAATAAAAGTTCTTTTGGAGAACAAAAAATTGGTATGTTTGGTAAAAAAGAAAAAATACAAATGTATAACGTAACAGCTACTGCTGAAGAACTTCAAGTAGCTTACGATAATTTTTACGGAAAAAAAGAAATCAATAAAAAGGATAATCCATACTACTATAATACTGACCCAGAGAGAGGAGAATTAGAATTAAGACCTCTTTCAATACCAGAAGGATACACGTCAATAAAAGAGATTCAGAATGGATTTGAATTAGATGCTTGGAAAAAACAGAAAACTAAACCTACAGAAACTACTATCAATGAAAAAGAAAATGAAGTAGAGAGATTGAGAGATGAGGAGCAAAAAGAATACGAAAGTGTTGACCTAAATGATAAAGTTAAACTTGGTGAAATATATAGTAGATACGATAAATTAATATCGCCATTATTAAAAGAAATAGAAGCCTCTAAAGCAAAGGAAGAAACTTCTGTAGAATTACCTGAAAAAACCACAGAGGAAAAAATAGCGGAACTAGAGACTGAACTTGAGACAATAAAAGACGATAACGACCCAAGAATTACCGAAATAGATAAAGAGATAAGTGATTTAGAGGAAGTTAAAAACATAGAGGCAAATAAGCCTGAAACTGTAGTTGCTAAAGAAGAACCACTTACCACTCCTGAAGGTATTGATATTGCAACTGAGAAGTCTAATGAAATAGAATCAACAGAAGCTATCGAATCAACTTCTACTGAAGAGAATATTAATGATTCAAAAGAAGATGTGAAAGAAAGAAAACCTAAGCAAACAGTAGAGGGTTTAAAAGAAGAAAATATTGATTTAAAAAACCAATTAACCGACTTATTCAAAGGAGCTGTAGATGCTTTAAAAATAACTGAGAGAAGTTTTAAGGACAAAATAAGAGATGTTAATAATGCTGTGTCAAAAGCTACAGAATTATTTAATGCAGAGCTTAAAAACAAGAAACTAACTCCAGCTCAACATAGAAATATATTGAACAAATTATCTAAGCTATCTAAAAGTAGCAACAGTAAAACATTAGAGAGTAATTTGAATGACGTTGTTAATTCTATAGAAAAAGCTTCTTATAAGGCTAATAAAGTAGAGTTATTATCTGGAATTAATAGATCCATTAAAAAAGCCATAAGCAACCTGTCTAATACTAGGCTAGGTGGTAATAGTGGTAATATAGAGATATTTAAAAAATTACTATCTATAGACCCTAAAAACATTAGCGACAGATATGTTCAAGAATACAAAGATGTTGTTGATTTACTTGCTGACCCTTTAAAAATAAAGCAATCAGGTATTTCGCTATTAGATATTGAGAGAAGAGCTAGAGAGGTATTGTATGAATATGGTTTTGATAAGACAAATCTTGAGAACGCTTCTAGCAAGTACTCTGATTACATACATGAGAATGATTTAGAAATGACTAGCGAAGGTTTTGAAGAAGTTATTGGTAAAATGAAGACTAAAGACTTGCTGTCTGAAGAAGAATACCAATCTTTATTAGATAATAAGTCAAAAATAATTCCTAGAAAATCCACAGAAAGAACATCAAAAGAACCATATACCTCTGAAGAAAGAACTGAGATAAAGAAATCAGTTAAGAGCAGTATTAAAGAATACAAGGACGGAGCTGTAAAGGATGTTGATTTTATAAACAACGAAGAAAAAGAGGTTGTTGATTCTGTATTTAACGCAATGGACAGAATAGGAGATGAGTTCATGGATTCGTTATCAGATAAAGACTTAGCTAGAGTAGAAAACACTATAGCTCTTTTGAATCAAGGAATTGTTCAAGGCGACTTAAATTTCTTCGTTAATAATAAGATAAAATCTTACGAGAAGTCTCAGAAGGTAAAACCAAAAATAAAAGAGATAGATACTAAATGGAGGTCTTTAATCATAATCCCAAAAATTAAAAAGACACTATTTGATGTTGTTGATTTTTTAAAGACAGATTACAGAAAAGATAAAAACCTATCAAAAATAGAGCAAGCTGATAGGGTTTTACAAACGGCTGTTGATAAAGCTTTTGGTATTACTGGAGATGTACTTTATAATAATTTACTAGCAGAACAAGCTTCAAACGCGGGTAAGGACCAAAACTATAGGCTCGCAATGAAGAATAAGTATGTTAACCCAATAATTAAATTCTTAGACAAGACGTATAGAGGAGATAAAATCAAACAAGTAGAGTCGATGATGAGAATAGATATGTTTGCTTACCAAAGAATGTTTGAGAATGGTAGTCCTGGAGAAAACCATAGAAAAATATCAGATATAGTTAAATCAATAAAGAGCAAGAGTAATAATCTATACTCTAAAAAAGAGGTTGATTTTATAACGAAAGAATTAGAGAAGTTTGCAGAACTTGATTTTGATAGCGATAGATACTACGAAACATTAACTGACGCAGAGAAAACTATAATTAGAAAGATGGATGAATTTTATGAGTCAGATATTACAAATAAAGCTGTAGCAACCAGTAAGTTTGGTTCTGGAAAAACATTAAATCTAGCAAAATTTTATAGACCAGTATCTATGGTTTTTGATGGTGAAACTCAGGTTAGTTTAGAGGAGGTTATTAAGAATAGTAATGATGAGTTCTTTAAGCCTAGTTTTAAAGCTGGGAACTTGGAGAAGAAAGAGGGAGGTCTTGAAACAGAGGGTATGATTATTAACATAAAAGACCCATTATTTGCTATGGAGAAATACATAGACGATATTTCATTAAGATACCATAATTTAGATTCAGTAAGAGTTGTAAATGATGCTTTAAAGACCATAAGAGAAAGTTCCGACATAAAAGGAGATTCAAAGTCTGAGAGAATTGTAAAGTATTTTCAAGATATTGTAAATAAAGATGTTGAGAATTTAGTTGCTGGAAGTGTTGGTGCGCAAATATTCTCTGGTAATTCAGAAGTTGCTATTGCTTCCAATAAGATACTTAGTAACGCTTCTGTTAATAAATTGATAGGTATCTCAAAAGTAGTATCTGAGTCTTATTCAAATATAGTTAGAACATCAGCTAGTTTATCAACTTACGTTAAAGGAATTGGCGTATATACTGAACTAATTAAAGGTAATTTAGATATAGATAAGATTTTCTATAACATTGGTTTTTCACAAACCGGTAGAACATTTGGAGATATTTTTGATTTTAAAATAAAAAAAGATAGTGCTAACGTAGATGTTCCTAAAGATTCTGGAAACAAAGCTCCAAATAGAATACCTTCTGAGATTGTCAATGAAATATATAAAATGTTAAACAAGACTGGTATAGAGGATGCTAAGTTGTTATCTGAGGAGATAGCTAAAGCTATGATTGAAACTCCAGACAAGACTATCGCAAAACCACTTTCGTTAGGTATATTTGATAGAGTGTTTGAGAAGTTAACTGGAGAAGAGCCAGAATACAGAAAGATAGAGAATGGTGATGTTGATTATTTAGACAAACATAAGGAAAATATTAAAGAAGCCGTATTCTCTGCTAATAAAACAGTAGCTATGATGATTGGTAGTAAAAATCCATTTGAAATGGTTTCTAATAATATGGTTAATATTAAAGACCCTACATATAAAAAACTTTATACTCAATTTAATTCGTTCTTTACAAATCACTCAAAATCACAAGCTACAGCTAATTATGTAGAGATACAAAAACTTTTTAGAACGAACGAGTATGAGACTGCGGCAGATAAACTTCAGGCTTATAAAACAATAGCATCTGTTATAGCTTCTCAGTATGCTTATAAGTCAGCAATGAGGGCTCTTCAAGGATATGTTGGGACTGCTGCTGCTAGAGCATTAGGGTACACTATATTTGAAGACGAGGAAGATAAGGAAGGTATTTTTGCTAGAGAGTTGACAGGATCTGTTTTAGATGTGATGAACGCCTCTTCAGGAAATATAAGTAAAATACCTTCTAATATGGCTATTGGTTATTTAGATACAAAGTACGGTAGAGATATTGGATTAAGACAAGGGTTAAGAGGTTATGGAACTTCAGTAGGTTTTGGGTACGACCCTAAGAAATCTATAGATGATAACGTTAAAAACTCTTTGTTATCCGCTTCTGGTAGTTATGGTGTGGCTAATAAAGATATTAACTCTTTAGTTGATAGTTTTATGGATGGAGATGTTGCTAATATTTTACTAAAAGGAGCTTCTTTAGCTTCTCCGATACCGTTATTGAAAGATGTAAACTCAGCTAAATCTTACATAAAGTATAACACAATACCTAGTATTGAAGACCAAAGAGAAATATATAAGAGTGGTAGCTCTAAAGATATTAAAGAGTTAGAAAACAGTATATCGAATTATGTAAATACAATTGTTTACAATAAATACCTTAAAGCATACAAAGAGCGTGGAAGATTTAACTCAAGTGAAATGTCTAGTATAAGAAAAGAGTTAGTGGATAATATACACGTATTAACAAAAGGAGATTATGACAAACTATTGAATGATGCTGGTGAAAAAGCATTAATTAGAATAAAAGTAAGAACTGGGAAAGTAAGTAAAGATGCTGAATCTTATTTACAGATGAAAGACTCGGAAATAAAATCAGATTTAGTCATTAGATATAGAGATGCTAATGATGAAGAAAAGAAAAAATTAGTTAAGGTTATGAATGAGCTAGCCGACTTGAATAAAATAAGTCAAAGCATAGTAAATGAAATAAAAAGGATTGAGATAAAATCTAAGTAAAGAAAAACCCCTCTATATTGAGGGGTTTAATATTTTAATTACTTCACTTAAAACGAAATCGCATTGACCTTGATTTCTAGGTGTGAATAATATGTAATCTAAATTGTTATCAGCTATCCATTTCTTAAATAACTTAAATCTCATTTGAAAAACATCTGTAGCTAAACCTTTACACTCTATAATTATTCTTTGATTTCCATTCTCAATAATAAAGTCTGGTTTGTAAGTTACGGCTAAATGGTTTTTACCTCCCTTATTAGTAAGAGATGTTTTACTACTCATAGTTTTTTCGTAAGATGGATTTGGAAAATAAAATTTATCTATGATTGTGAACGATTCTTCTTCATATTTAGCTTTTATACCATAATCATCTAATACTTTAAACATGTACATCTCTAGGCGACTTTGAAAGTTCTTGCCTTTGTAGGTTGTTTTTTTTGCGTTTATTAATTTTCTACCCATAAGGCAAAGGTAAACATATTTATTATTATTTAATGAGAATCTCCAATATTATTCTTCTCTCCGTATATTAAATAATCTGGATTAATTACTTTAGCTACTTTTTTACGTTCACCTGAAATATGTTTAATTACAATTCCTTCATGTGGCACTTTTGTTCCCGGAATGAAATTGTTGAATACAAATCCGTCTTGAATTTCTTGATTCCATAATCCTTCGTAAAGAACTTCTACATGAGGAAGGTCTAATGCTGCTAGAGTAATAACTTCTGCTACTTCTGTCGCACAATATTCTCCATTTGTTTTAATATCGAATGCTGCAAATTGAATATCAGTTAAACCATACTCGTAGTTCTTTTGAATACCTGCTCCATAAATTTCTCCGTAAAGAATTAATCCTTCACCCAATTCAGAACCTTGACGTTTTGCTTCTTGCCAAAGTTTTTCTTTAATACCATACTTATCAGCAACTGTTCTCCAAACATCAGTAGAATAAAATCCTTGAGAATCACTTCCTTTTTCTACGTTGTGTGAACCATAAATATATTCATAGTCAACTAAAGCATCAGCTATTCTAAAGAATTTTTTTAATTTATCTAAAAACGACAATTTACTTTTCTTTACAATACCATACCTAGCATTTGTACCGTGAATCTTTCTAGTAATCTGAACTGTATCTTCTTCTGTAAACATTCCCGCTACGTTTTTAAGGTTTGGGAATTTATAGTAAACATGGAAGTTTGGATTATCTTTATATTTAATTTTTCTTCCTGAAGAAAGTTGGACTTGTCTAACTGGCGGTTCGTATTTTGTAATACCTAATTCACTCATTAAATCATCTCCGTCTCTGTGAACAATAGAGCTAAACTTATAAGGAATCAATAAGCATTCAGAGTAAACTCCACGTAGTTTTACCGTACGAACTCTTTGTCCTTTACGAAGATAACTAGTTACACCCATTTTATCTGATAATTCTTGAGGAATTACAGCATCAGTAGTAGCTACTATTATCAAATCACCATCTTTATATTCTCCTTTTTTAGTGATTGCACTCCATCCACCAACGATTGCTAATTCAATATTATCAGCACCATCAATTGGTTTTATTTCTTTAATTGTTGCTGTGTAGCAAACTGAATTTTGATTTTCCATTTATTATAAAATTTTTACGTTAAACCTTCTCGCCATTTCTTCTATTTTTTCTTTAGGAACATTATGAATATTCTCTCCACCATGTCTATTTTCTACTACTAATGAGTACGCTCTATATCCATGTTCTTTAGCTAATTCAAAGTAATAATCCATTTCCCAAGTCTGAGTAAATGTGTTTGATACTACAACTTTAGGCACTTGATTTATCATCCAAATCCTTACAGCATTTTGACACCAAGCATGCGCTTCTTTTAATTTAGACGCATCAAATTCATATTCACCAACTAAATCAGTAAAATACATATCAGCTTCAATATGATTCTCTCCTATTGATTTTGCTAATGTTGATTTACCAGCTCCAGGTAATCCTCTTAATAAAAACAACTCCTTCATTTTAAATTCTTTTTTCGTGGTGGTCTTTTGGTAGAGCTAATTTTTTAATTGGGCGACTATCCATTATCTTAAACACTTCATCTAAAGATATAGGCTGTAGTTTGTTTCCATCAACACCAACATCCATCGCTTTACCCTCTGATATTCTTAAATGCAACGGTAAATGAACATGACCGTGTAAGTGAATAACGCCTTTACTCATATCGTGCCACGAAGCTATTGGATAGTGCATGCACACAAAACTAAACTTCTCAACATTTTTACCATTTGGTCTCCTTACGTCTAATCTTAAATATTGATTTACAGATGAAAATAATGCTTGAACACCATCTTTATCTTTTTCAATGTGATGGTCGTGATTACCTAAAACTAAATGAATGTTTTTACATATTAATTGATTTCTAAATTCCTCAATCTTATCAAAGCCTCCAAACGACCAGTCTCCCAAGTGAATAAGAATATCATTCTCCATAACCACATTGTTTATATTACCTATTAACGATTGATTCATCTCATGAAGAGAATTGAAATCTCTAGCATACCCATTATTTACGGACCATGCTGTAGTTGCTCTGCAAATATTTGAGTGTGAATAATGTGTATCACTAGTAAAAAACAATCTTTGTCCTTTCTCTAATACTATCTTCATGACCTATCTATTAATGTGTCTAATGTATTTGTTGGTGGAAAAAACCTATCGCTTTTTAGAATTTTTCCTATAGGTCTTCTAGGGTCATAAATATTATCTCCATTTATAATTGGTTTTCCATTCTCATCCAGTTTGCTCATATTTGAAGAGTGTATTGCTCTAAAAGCTTCTTCAATTATGTTGTGCATTCCGTGTTGAACAGCTGTACCTAGTATTATGTAAAGACAATCTCCAATAGCGTCTAATACCTCAACTATATTCCCAGAGGAATTAGCTTCTTTATATTCATTTATCTCTTCCAATAACAAGTCAACTCTTAGTTCTTGAGTTTTGGCATCAACTAAAGTTGGTTTTTTATAGTAATCAATACCAAACGCTTCATTAAACTCGATTAAATTATTTATCTGTGTCTTCATTTTTTTTCTCTCTTATTTGTTTTTGAACCTCCCTTAATTTGTCAACAATTTTTTCGTCGTTGCTGCCCTTATCCATAAGCCTATCTAGCTTCTTTAATAGATACTCTTCTTTTTCTTTTAAATTATTCATGTTTATTGAATTTAAAGGCTTGACTAACTCACACTTAGCTTATATCCAAATACTACTGATTTCCAGTAGCGATAAGCACCTATTAATAATTACGCTGGACAACCATCAAACCAATCGTCGTCGTCTCTTGACACCAGTACCGTAAGTGCTATGCAAAAACAAACGGTTAAAATTAGTAAATCCATTTTAATTTAATTTAATTTGTTAATAATTTTTTTAAAGGGTATAAACATTGGAATTACTATAAGCGCCAACCCAATCCATGCGCTTATATGATTAAATATTGCTGATATTAAAAATAGATATACAATAACAATAAATAAAACCAGTAATAATAATATTTTAGAATGGTAGTTCATGTTTTTTCTTTTTTAGTTGATGGTTTATAATCATTAAATTACAAGCGGCAGCTTCTATGTGACCATTAGCTCTTCCGTCGTCCTCGTAATCTCCTTTCATTATGTTAATAACATGCCTAAATAGAGATTGTTTAATTAATTCTATATCTATAGGCTTAGTCCAATTAAAAGGCTCGTATTTACCTTTATTTGAGCTCATTCTTTCAGCTATTTGAGTTATAAACTCAAAGTCTAATTCATAACTTAGTTTGCCAACGACTTCTTTGTGTCCATTGACATTTATTTCATTTACATTCATTTTATGAAAATTCTTGACTTACAGTATTTAAGTAATCTTTACTGAAGCCAGTTAATACTCCTTTATTTATAAAAAGATTTAGCTTTTTATTTTGTATTTTACTTACCATTGACTTATAATTATCAATAATTGAGTCACTGAAATGAAATTCAATTATTTTGTCCTCCTTCATTTTTTTCTGACCAAGTATTATGTCAAGATATAAATCAGTAGGTAATCCGCAATTAGTTATAAAAACATTGTTTGGCTCTAAGTATTTAAAAACCTCGCAAACCATAACGGTTGTTCCGTGAGATATTTGGTCGATTGGTTTTTTAGATAAATCAATAGATATAACTATGTTTTCTTTTTTATTTTTACTGTTTTCCTCAGCACTAGTGTTGCTTACCATACTGTTTTGTCTTGTATATCAACAACTAAATCAACGAGTTGCCTATCTGATATTGTTACATAATCATCGTCCTTGTGTACGATTAAATCATATACATCAATCTTTAGTAATTCATACCCTTCTTTTTTATGGTTACAAACAACATTAACAACTACATTGAAGTCGCACTTCATTCCGTTTTTTAATGGAAAGTTAACTACTTTCTCGTCACAATGTCCAGCTATGCCGTTCCATTTTAAATTTACGTGTAAATCTTTTTTTAATTTCATGTTATTTTTTTTTATTTATTTTTGATTCTACAATTATACAATTATTGTTATTCAAGTACTCATTTAATGTTGTGTTTACTCTACTTAAACTCAAATCTAAAGAATGTGCAATATCTATAGATGTATTTGTTTTGTGAGTTAGGAAGAAATCTATTATATGTATCTTTTGTTTATTGTATTTAGAGTTTTTGTTGTTATAGGACCTTTTAAAGTTCTCTAATTCAGTAACCTCTTCCTCGTTAAACCAAAACTTTTTACGTACTAACGTTCCAACACCTAATCTTCTAGCTCTTGACACAATAACTTGCGGACTTGTTTTAAGCATATTGCTTATAGCTCTAGTATCTACTAACTCTCGCATTCTTTAAGATTTGAATTTGTTTTTAATTATGTGAACATGTTGAGCTTTACCATTTGGATATATAACTACATTAGAATGCAACCAAGAACTAGCTCCTTTATTATAACCCACCCTAAGATGAGTTAGTGTTCCTACGGATAAATGACCGTCCTCTCTGCATGGTTGATGTGTATGCCCAGTAATATTCTTGGTATTTAAGTTTTTAAACTGGATAACACCACCTCTACTTCCGTTAGACCCGATATGTCCATGTATAGCACATTCAAAACCAGAGATAGTAAGGCTATCATTTATACCTAGACAATGAACATTTTTTACCATCCTGGCATTAAGGTATGCCGGTATAACACCTCTCTTGTCTTTTGATTCAATCATTAGATTAACTAACTTTATATAAGCCTCTCTATTTGGTGATTTTCTCCAATCAACATCATTCATCCATCTATCTAAAAACTCGTCGTGATTACTTCTTACCATAACGAAGTTGTAATCATTATACTCGTTAAAGAAATCAACCATCTGAGATAACTCTTTTATTAAGTTATCAGAACCATCTTTCTCTCTCTCTAAAAGTATCAATGGATTTGCTCTCTCGTGATGAGAAATACTGTGACCATTGAAAACATCATGCACTATAATCTCCTTTGTTTTCACTAAATCAGCTAATTCAAAAGATACCTTTAACACATCTTCGTTTGTCTCTCCAAGATGTAAATCTCCAAATACAATAGCTTCAGCTCCGTTATGATTGTGAACACTACCTTCATCAACAAATAAATTCAAGTCGTAAAACGATCCATTGTTATCAGCTTGAACTTGTCTAACGTGAAACACATCACCATCTAACTCTACTAAAACAAATCCTAGTGTATGATGAAACTCTCCTTTTTTACCAGCTTTCGTGTCTGTATAGTTATTGACTGTTACTGCTCCAGTTGTTAATAGTAATTTGTTTGGATAACCATCTAATACCGGTAGGGATTTTAAATGTACTCTAGGATGTCCTATAATACAGCTCTCAAGACCAGTTAACCCATTGAACCCTGATAACGGAGTCGAAGCTGTTGGTTGAATCCTAACGTCTGAAACCACACATAAATATTCGTGAATATTGTGTCTGTTTGCATCTAAGTAAGGAATCACTCTTTTGTGCCAAGATAATGTTTTATTATCCTCTTTATCTTTCATGCTTCTACTAGAATGCAATGATGTTGGATTTCTATACCTACCTGCCGTTATTAATATTTCGGCATCAAGGTATTTTGAATAAGCCTCTATATTATTTAAAAACCCATGATGAACCTCAGTTTCTGATTGAGCCCAAGAGATGATAAATCTTTTCTTGGTTTTATCGAACTGCTTAATCATAGCGTTTTTAAATTCATCAGACTCTTCTAAATTACATCCAGCTACATTGTTAGTTATAGCTCTCTTGTGTAACATCTTAGATACTGTTCTTCTTGATGTGTCAGAGTATGTATATCCAAACTCTTCACATATTTTTTTAGTGCTTGATGTGATATTCTCACCTTCATCAAGCAAAGTTTTTACTTTAAGTATAAAATCTTTATTATACTTCTTGTCTTTTTTAAATTTCATAGTCTTTAGCTATTGAACTTAATAATTGAATTAGTTCGTTTATAGACGATACTAATTCCTCACTACTCTCCTCGAAGAAACCTTCGTAAATCTTGTCCGTTAAGTCATTGATTTGTTTTATTGTGTGATTAATAAATTGATTTTTGGTACTCATGTCTTAATTTTTTTTACAAATGTATAAACATTTATGTTAAAAACATGTTTTTTTATTATTTATTTTTCATTTTTGAGAATATATATGTTATTACAGATACTGTCCATCCATTTCCAAGAGCTTTATATCTCTGAGTATCACTCACTCCTTCGGTGTAATTATCAGGGAAAGTTTGCAGTCTCTCACATTCTATTGGTGTTAATTTTCTTGATAACTCTTTTACAACGCCATAAGGAACTCCTTTATACATATTGGCAGTTAAACAAGCTGCCTTTCCATTTAATGGGTTTTTGTGATATTCCCATCTAGGTTTTCCGTTACGAAGCCTACCCATATAATCTACACCTTTTTTTGTTAGATAATATTTATTTTTGACTTCATTCTCTTCTATTATATCAGAAAGTAAAATATTTTCATCACTAGGTAAATCTAATTTTTCTATATTAGTCCAATAAAGTCTAGGTCTATTTTGTGCCGAAACCAAAGATGAATTAATAAGCATTGGAGGCACACTTAGAAACTTAGATATTACGTCTTGGTATTCTTGTTTCATTCTAACGTTCTCTAGTACAAATTTAACATTAGGGTTTAATACTTTTATGTGATTTAATATATTTACATAATCAAAGAACAACTTACTTCTAGGGTCATCAAAGTTTAATTGTTTTCCTGCAAAGCTAAATCCCTGACAAGGACTTCCTCCTATAACCAAATCTATAGTAGAGAAATCTATATCCCACTTATTCCAATCAGTAATACTTCCTAGTTGATTTGTATTTGGAAAGTTTTTATTTGTAATATGTATAGCATACCTATCTATCTCACTAGCATAATAATTATTCACATTAATTCCAGATCGTTCTAGAGCTAATTGACCTGCTGATATTCCATCAAACAAACTTAATACATTCATATTTTATTTTTATTAACTGTTAATTTATAATACTCAAAACACTTTTTCATAGCATCATATTCATTTAATACCACTCTGTTTTTAGGAGTATCTTTTTCCTCTAAATCTATCCTCATATAATTTATTGACTTATAATTTGACGGTTTGTATCTTACAACCCAAAAATATCCAATCATATTAGTTACTTGCTGAATGTAATAAACAATGTCTTTTTCTAGACATTTCTTATAAGCATCTAACTCTTCTTGGTTGGGGGTATAGCTTTTTGATTTTGCTTTAGCCATTAACTCATAGATGTTTCTTCAAATTCAACTTCGTAACCAAGTTTTTTTAATACAGCGTGTAAGCCTGTTTCTAAATCTTCTCCTAAATATCCATTATCGTGTATTTCAGGATTTGGGTGTTCTAATATTTCACCGTTAAGATATAAATTTGTGCCATAAAGATCACAACATTTGTCACCACACTGATAGTGCCAGCTCTCTAGTTTTATCTTTAATTTTTTACTCATAGTTTTTCGATTTCTTGTTTAACTTCTTGCAAATATTTATTATAACCATCTGTATTTAATGGATTTTCTTTAGCAAACTCAATCGCTATTAATGCACATCGTTTAGCATTGTAAAGTATAGAAAATCTCATCATAGCTACAAATCTTGAACCTGTGTATTCTATTTTTCTAATGTCAAATTCATTTATTGTATTTTGGTCAAGGGATTGTTGTGAGTGTTCTTTAAATTCATCAACTAACTCTTTTGCTTTTTCTTTTGCTGTCATAACTTAGTATTTAAAATTCTCTCTATTTATTTAAACCACCACTATTAAAGTGAACTTCTTTATCTATTTGCTCATGGTATTTTTGAATTTTTTTATCTACATACCCATCTTTTAGTCTCATGTAGTTCCTGGCTCTTTCTTTAGCTTCACTAGAAATATCTACTTGTATTTTCATTTTCGGGCAACTCATTTTATGAACCCCCTTACTTTGTTTACAGTACTTACATACTCCATTATCCCAAAACATGTCACAATTCTGAGCATCATCTTCTCTGTTAGACGCCCCATAGGATTGATAAAACCTTGAGGGTGTTGCTGTAAATCTGTAACACAATTCTTTTGACGGACATTTATCGTCCTTGCACATGCTTATATCTGCCATAATTAAAAAGGAATATTATCGAACGCATCCGACGGATTAATAGTTATAATTGGTTTTTCAAACTCTACGAACTCTTTATCTAATTTTATTGACAAAGAATTGCTCCCTACTATAAAAGGTAAACCAGTTTCTTTATCTACATCGTAATCAAAACTCTCTATTGGAAACCCTCTAGTTTGAGTAAAGTTTGCCGTTATTGTATCGTCATTATTTACTATAGAACAAACACTCTCTGCTTTTTTATATACAGAAGAACCCATGTGACCTACAGCTTTCATTGTTCCGTAATTAGAGTGAAGAATAGTGGTCAAGTGAAATTGCTTATCATCTGTCCACTTCATTATCTTTTGTACCACTTTCTGACTTTCCTTTAAATCATTAAAGTCGTCAACTAAATCAGCCATACCATCTATACTAACGAAACCAATGTTATCCCTCATATCGCTTTCGTATATAAGCCACTCTATAAACTCTAATCTTTGCTTAGGCTCATACGGTCTTAAAGCAAATGGTCTATAAAACTCGTGGTTTTCAACACCAACCATTCTAACCACCCTTTTAAATACGTTCTGAGCATGGTAGGTACTCTGCTCGGTATCTATATCTATAACAAAGCAATCCCTCTCTCTGTGGCTTCTTATATTACCTGCATATTGATTAGCATTGCCTCCAATATATGATGCTATCATCATTGATTTAAGAAACGTCTTCTTTGATTTAGATGGACCAACTATACAAGAAAAATTACCGTATGTTGCAAATGGTATCTTATGAACCTTGCTACCCATAGTGTATTCCCCTATACTTAAAGCTATTGGAGGTCTCTCTATTTTCTTTGTTACATCAACAAAAGAGCTATCGTATATATTTTGAAAGTTTATATTTACTTTTTTCTCGGTAGCAACTGATGAAGGGGCGTACCCATCAAACTGCATGTCCTCTTTGAATTGCTTAGTGTTGAATAAGTGAGATTTTCTATACGCACTCTCTACGCAATTCCTTATCTCTTCTTCATCAAATCCATGATGAGCAAATTGAGACATATACCCTTTAGCTTCTATTTCAGGAATACCAAATTCATTGAACGCCATAGATAAGATGTAAACATTTCTGTTTCTCTCTCCCTCTACTAATCCGTATCTCTCACTCCACCATTTAGTAAGACCAGTTATTATCCTAGAGCTATCAAATACATCCACTTTGAACTCTTTTACTACGGATTCTTTTGGTTTGGCTTTATCTTTAAACTCTACACTTTGTTCGTTAATGAATATATTAGGGTCAGAACTCATGTAGCATATCCTACTTTCATTCACGCAACTCTCGTCGAAGTATGGTGAATTATAGTACTCTTTAATGCCATTGAAGTGTGCTCTATGGTTTTCTTTATCTTTTGGTATCTTAACTATAACCTTTAATCCATCTCCACTAGGAGAGGTAAATACTGAATACGTGTATTTATCCTTCGTTAAGTAATCCTTTGAAAACATAAGAACTTCATCGTTCTCAAATCCATCAAAGTCAAGACAGATGAAACCACTATGATTAACCATAGACGCATCACTTCTCTCTGTAAACTCACCTGAGAACAATACACAAGGAAGTCTTTTCTTTATCTGATTTCTAGCTGACTTGTCTTTCTCTGAACGAACAAGACTTACTAGATTAGATATGCTTTCCTCTTTAATCTTCTGCAATACGTAAGATATATCTACGTATTTAGGTTGCTTGAGGTGATACAAGTCTTTAAATATGGTTACATTACTCATTTTATACTACTTTATGATATATAGGGTATCTGTTTTTTGATTTTAAATTATCTTTATATCTTTTTATTGAATTATTAGCATCTTCCATTGATGAGTGGTGTGAAAAAGAGTTTTCACCAATCCAAGTATAAATGTCTGATGTACGATCAATAGAATACCAAGAACTAAAAAAATTAGCCTTGCATTGTGGTATGAAGATATTATTTTTTATTTGTTTTATTCTGAATCTCATGTATGATTTTTTAAAGGTTGAAAGATTCTATAGTGTGTTTAAAAGGATTTCCCTCTATATTTTTTACGAGGTCTAGCATGTTTCTCGCAATTTCTCGAACCTCAACTTGACTATGCTCAGAATTTCTTAGTCCCTGAAAGTGAGCGAAGCTTCTCCAATTGAATGATACATCCATAGTAATCTGACTATTCATTGTCTTGAAAAACCTAGCTGACTCTTTAGCTCTTTTTCTACCAAGAATAGGGGTGAGTTCTTCTAGACATTTATGATATAACCCATTAGAAGCTGTTGAATGTGCTTTTATCACATCTGTCCAATATGTTAATATTCCATTTTCTGTAGAAGATTCATGACCCATTTCCCAATCTTCTGGAATATATGTCTTATCTTCTTTCAGTTCTTTATATCTAGCACTCTCTCCATTTATACTTACACCGATACGATGTTTAAGTAGATGAATATGTGTAGCTTGGTCAACAGTCACTAAGAAATGTAACTGACTTTTCTCGAAAGGTGTGTGATGACCATCTGAAGCAAGCATTTTTAATAGCTTAGGTATCCTCTCGATTTTTTC